TATATATTTAATAAAATAAAGTATCTAGAATGACTTCTACGATTGCAGCTGAAGATGATGTAATTAAAAACTTTATAAAAAACTATTTACTTTTATGACTAAATGTGATACAATAATAATAGGAATAAATAATATTCTAGGAGGACAAACAAATGAATGAAGAATTAGAAATGATGCAAATCTTCGAAAAGAATGAAAATGGTCGATTGACTGTTTCTAAAGCAACTGTCGCAAAATTAAATGAGATTTCTTTTATTATTGATGAATTGAATGATGAAGAGCTATATTTAAGACGTTCAATTCTTGAAGGAATGATTGAAAACAACATTGACAAATGTTCTCAAGAAGGAATGACTTTCACTCAAGTAATGCCAAAACCTAAAGCAACATTTGATGTCGATTCTTTCTTGTTGAATGAATCTGAAGATGTTGTAAAATGCTTTACTACTTTTGAAGAGCAAGAAGAATTTGATTTTGAAAAATTCAAAGAAGAAAATCCAGAAGTGTATAAAAAATACACTAAAAAGAATATAATTCCAAATGTCGATACTAAAAAACTTCAAAAGACATTACAACCTGTCTTTAATAAATATTATCATGAAGAACCTTCTGATAAGCCATCAACATTAAGAATTACTTTTAAGAAAGGAGAATAAATATGATTGTTATAAATACATTAGATGACAAAGGACTTACTCAAGAAAGACTTCAAGAGTTTGTCAGTAATGTCAATGATGAAGATATTGAAATCTACAAAGATTACAATAACAAACAATTAAACTGTAAAAAAGAAAACTTAGTCAAAGATTTCTTTACTGTTGTAGCAAATGTTCAAGAAAACGATATTTTGACTTTTCAAACTTCTTCTATTACTTTACATTTCTTTGGAAAAGACTTGTTATGGTGGACTAAGACTAACAAAAGATTAGAAAAATTAGAAAGCATCTTTTTATCAAAACCAATTGAAAAGAAAGAACGAAGAAAGAAAGAAGTCATCTCAATTGAAGATAAACGATATTCTGTAGGCATTGCTACAGTAGTTGATAATGCATTGACGAATATTCATCATTTTTCTGGAACAAAAGCTGAATGCATTGACTTTATAAATAATGATATGCTTGAACGATACATAGATGAAACTTTGAAAGCTAAAGTTGTAATCAATCTTGCTTTTGATGAAGATGAATTTGACAAAATCTTTTCAGACACATCTTCTAAAGAAGAAAAAGATGCTTATAAAAAGAATCTTGAAATGTGGTATACTATTCAAGAGCTTGAAGAAATGGGAGCAATTTCTACAAAATGAGACTATCACATTCTAAATTAAGCTTGCTTTTAAGCAATCCAATGGAGTATTATCTATGCTATCGAATGGGCATTACTCCAAAAGTTGAAAAGACTGCTCTATCAATTGGAAGTGCAGTGCATTGGGGTATTGAAAACAATACTGAAGATTTAACTGACTATTTTGGAGATAGACTTAACTATGGAAGAGACCAACTTATGGCAGAAGCTATGGTCCATGGCTACTTTAATCATAAAGATGAAATCTTCGATGAGCTTCTTACAAAGAAAGATGGAACAAAACTTGAACTTCTTCAAGAAACTCATGAGTTGTTTATTGATGGAAAGCTTAAGTCTTTCGTAAATCCTGAACCTCATATATTTGTTGGTATCATTGATTTGCTTCTTTTGACTAACGAAGGCTTCATAGTTGTAGACTACAAGACATCAACAAACGTTCCAGACTGGAATAGCTATCTTGACCAACTTTATCGATACATCTTCTTATTGAAGTCTGAGTTTCCAGAATTGCCAGTCATAAAGATAGCAATCATCAATCTTAGAAAGACTAGAGCTAAGCAAGTAAGAGGTGAATCAAATCAATCTTTCTTGAATAGACTTAGAAAAGACTATGAGATAAATGATGATTCATTAGTCAATTGGCATGTATTTGACCCTTCTGATTTAGATGAAAAGTTTATGTCTCTCTATATTGACAATCTTTCAAGAATGGCAGATACTGGAAATCTTATAGATGTCAACAACATGTGGTTTGTTAACTATTCTTCAACTAATTCGTATGGTGGTAGCGTCTACAAAGATATCATCTATCATACTCCAGACTGTTATGTCTTATATAACATCAAAGATGAAATCTGGGACAAATATGCGAATGAAATAAAGAATATGAGAGATTGTAAGCCTATCGATATGATGGTCGTTGATAGACAAGACATTCTCAATAAGTATGAACAATTTGAAGCAAATGCAATGAGTTTGTTTTCTGTTAGCAACAATGTTGATAAGGATGCGTTGTTCAAGCATCTTAAGAAAAACTTCGTATGTGACGATGGATTACTTGAGCAATACTGGGACACTCTTCTTCATAAGATGTCTGCTGACAAGTAAGAAAATAAAAACTTTATCAAAAACTATTTACTTTTATGATTAAATATGATACAATAATAATAGGAATAATAATTATTCCTTAAGTAATGAGATTCAATTAAGGAGGTAAAGACAATGCCTAGAAGCAATATCAAATTACTTACTAAAGATGAGAGGAGATACTTTAAAGAAAACTATACTTTCAGTATCAAAGATGACTTCATCTTAGTAAAATTCAACAACTATGGAAGAACAGTTGCTCATTCTATAGACGAAGATTTCTGTATTGCAAGCAAAATTAGAAAGATTAAAATTTCTAAAGAAGCAATCAAACTTTGGATGACAAAGTTTCAAAATTCTGAATATTCTGTAGTTGATATTCAAGATGCTATGAATGCTTTGACAATCAGTTATCAACCTACTGATTTTGATGACGTTCAAAGTCAACTTGATATGATTAAACAAAATGATGAAAAAGTGTTTTAATAATAAGGAGGCAAACAATGAAACACGTTAAGATGGTATTGTATGGAGAACCTGGCGTTGGCAAATCTGTATTTGCTAGCAAAGCACCAAATCCGTTCTTCATTACAACTGATGGAAACTATGAGTTTTTAGAAGATTTTGGTGCAAAACCTGAAGACCACATTCAAGTTAATTCTTGGGCTGAAGCTAAGAAAGCTTTTGCAAAAGACTTCTCAAATTATGACACAATTGTTGTTGATTTGACTGAAGATTTATTTAAGTGGTGTGAGTATGAGTATTGTCGTTTGAATGGTTATGAACATGTTTCTGACCCTGGCTTTGCTAAAGGCTATGACATTACAAGAAATGATTTCTTCATTAATCTTTGTAAGATTTTAAATCAAGAAAAAAATGTCATTCTTATTATGCATGGCGTTACTTCTTCTGTTAAAGACAGACGTGGAATTGAGCATACTAAATACTATCCTACAAATAGAATTCCTGATAAAGTAATGGACATGATTGAAGGACGTGTTCGTTATTTCTTAAGAGCTTACATGAAAGCTGAAGAAGATGCTAATGGAAAGCTTACTAAGAAACGTTATCTTTCTCTTGTTCCAAAAGAGAATGAGTATGGTATTCTTCGTGGAATTGATGAAAATACTATTCCTTCTGATATTCCTCTTGATTTCAATACTTTTGCATCTACAATTGGTTTAGAAATTCCTAACAACAAAGTTAGTAAGAAAGTTGAAAAGAAGATTGAACAAGTCAAGATTGCTGATGTAAAGCCTGAAGTAATTGAAGAAGTAAAGCCAATAGTTGAAGAAAAGAAAGTAGAACAAACTGTTGAAACTGAAGCTGAAACAAAAGCAGAACAAGCAATTGAGACTAAAGCTGAAATTAAAGAAGAGCCAAAGGCTGAAGTTAAAGTTGAAGTCAAAGAAGAAGTCAAAGAAGAAGATAAACCTCTTGACAAAAAAGTAGAAATGCTAGCTGCTATCAAAGCTAAAATGCTTGCTATGCAAAATAAGAATAAATAAAGGAGAATATGACAATGGCTGAAAATGATAACAAGAAGCTTATTGCTTCTATCAATGAATTACTTAAACAAACTGACATAAATGACGTTACTTCTGAAAGTAATTCATTTCAAGAACTTCCTGAAGGCTACTATCTTTGCTCTGTAGATAGTGCAAAAATTAAAGAAAGCAACGCTTCAGGAAATCCAATGATTGCATTTACATTCTCAATTGTTGAGAATGGACATCAATATGTTGCAGACAAAGATGGAAACGTTGAAACTAAAGAAGTAAAAGGAAGCAAAAATCGTAAGATTTTCATGTATTACGTTCTTAAAGATACTGCTTCTGTTCGTAGATTTGTTTCTGACATGCTCAAGTTTGAAGGTGAAGAACGTGGAAAGCCTTTACTTGACAAAGAGTATTTTATGAACTCTGAAATCTTAGTAGATGCTCTTAGAATTCTTGAAGGCATGCAAATCTACATTCAAATCACAAAATCTACTAATAATGATGGAACTGTACGTTCTTGGCAAAATCTTATTAGCTGGAAACGTGCTGCTGCATTAGATTTGCCAATGTAAGAGGTATAAGATGTCTGCGTTAGATACATTATTCAATATAACAAACAATCTGTATCTCTTCAATTATCATTTTCGATATTGCTTAGTTGATGATAGTAAACATCCATTTACTATCAAAGAAACTATGGCAAGACCAAATCATTTTGAAGATTTTGCAGAATTGTCTGAATTGTTGAATCTAAATGTTGAAACGTTAGAAAAATACAAAGGACTTGGCATTTCTATTCAAGCTTCTAGAGTATGTGCTATTGATATTGACCATTGCGTTGAAAAACCTTTCGATATCAATAGTATATCTCTTTTAGCTCAGCAAATTATTGAACATTTTCAAATAAATAATTGTGGCTATATCGAATTTAGTTTTAGTGGTTGTGGCATCAGAATCTTTTTTGAAGCAAATCCGATAAAAGACTATGAGTTGAAATACTACATAAAAAATTCAAAGTTAAATATTGAATATTACTATCCTGAAGGAAGCAATCGATATGTCACCATTACTGGAAGAACAATTGTCAACAATAATATCTCAATTCAAAAGTATAAATACGATACAGATGATGTTCTACATACTTTTTTAGAAGATTATATGAAAAGAAGGTATGTCTTAGTAAAACAACATAGCAACATTGTTGATGATAGAAGTATTGATGAATTGATGAAGATTGTCAAGCTAAAGTATTTGAATGATTATAGCTTTCAAGAACTTTGGTTTACAGCAGCTCCTGGTAGTGGTCATGATGAAAGTGAAAGAGATTATCATCTTGTAGCTTACATCTATGATTACATTACAAAAGATAAAGATAAAATCAAGCAAATTTTTGAACAAAGTCCATTTTTCAAATCAAAAGACTGGAAGCATGTCAACAAATGGACAAAACAAGACTTTAGATATTTCAACTATCTATATGATAGAATAAATAGCAAAGGAGAATGAAAATGAAAAAAATCTATTTTGCAGGTGGATGGTTTAGTCCAGAGCAAGAAGAACAACATACAAGAATCTACAATCTTATCAAAGACAACTATGATGTCTTCAATCCTAGAATCAAAGGAGAAGTTGATACTTCTACAACTCATGATAAGATGAGCAAAATCTTAATTGGCAATATCGAAGGCATTCAAAATGCAGATTTGACAATAGTCTTATACGATTATAGAGATACAGGCACTATTTGGGAAGCAGGTTTTAGTTATGCATCCAAAAAGCCTATTATCTATTTTGCAGAACATCTTAATGGACGACCTTTCAACCTTATGTTAGCTAAAACTGGCAGATTCGCATCTAATGAAGAAGAATTGATTAAACTTCTTGAAGATGAAACATCTTGGACATTCAAAAATGTTTATGATGATTTCAAAGGAGAAATTGAATGAAAATAGCTGATTCTGCAAATCTTGAACAATATCTTATTGATGTATATAGATTGAAGAATGTTGTAAGATACAATACAAGAAACGTTATCAAAAAAGAGTCTGTAGCAGAACATTCATTCTATGTTGCGTTATTTACATTGAAGATTTGTAATGATTACAATGTTGATTCAAGAACAGAAAAAAGAGCAATCATTAAAGCACTTCTTCATGATATGCCTGAAATTGAGTTGAATGACATTACTCATGATGTCAAAGAAAAGCTTAATCTCAGGCCTTTTTTGAAAAAATATGAAGATGAATATTTCGATACTCATTTTTCAGAATATCGTTCTCTAATGAAAGAAGGAGATGAAAAGACAAATGCAATAGTTGATTATGCTGACACAATGTCAGTCTATCAATATATATTGAATGAAGAGCTTCTTGGCAACAAATCAAATGACATTCAAAAAATATTGAATAGCACAAAAATTAGAATAAAGAAATGTAAAGAAAGATTAGAAAAAATTCTTTTTAAAGCAGATTAAACAAAACTATTTACTTTCATTTCAAAATAGTATACAATAATAATAGGAAGATAAATATACTTCCAGATGGAGGAACAGCAATGGAAAAATATAGTAAAGGCTATGAAGATATCTCTGTTCAAGTTATTGATTACAACTCAGATTTAGCAAGACATGCTTGGAATTGCTATCGAATGACTTGGAAAGAACTTCAAAATGTAGAATACGATACTACAAATCAAAGAGTAAGACAAGCAATTGAAGACATTATCAAATATCGAGCTCTTCCAATGCCAAGAGAGCAAGGCATCATTACTTTTAGAATCAACAACATTAGTAGAGTTTGCTTAGCTCAACTCACAAGACAAAGAAAAGCTTGCTTCAATGTTGAATCACAAATGCCAAGACCAATTGAACATAACGTCATCATTCCATTGAATATCTTTGAAGATAAAGAACTCAATGAAGAAGCAATGGAAGTAGTTGAAGCTTCTCAAAAGCTTTATGACAAGTGCATTGAAAAAGGCATTCCACCTCAAGATGCAAGATACATTACTTTGCATGGTCAAACAACAAGTTGTGTATATGTTGTTGACATCAATACATTTGTTGGTAGCTTTGGTCAAAGATGTGAAAACAACATTGCAGATGAAATCAATTTAGTTTATCGTCTTTGTAAGAAAGCTATTCTCTACAGAATTAAAAAAGATTTTGAAGAAGCTAAAATTGATGAACTTACTTATGAAATGTATAATCAAATCATAAGACCTGCAGATTGTCAAGGTGCAAAGCAAAAAGTTTGTTTGAACTATGACAAAGTCTTTGGTAATGGTGCTCAAAGATATCATTCTGCAAATGAAGAAATTGAAGAAATTACAAAAAATGCAGACTATGATTTCAAAAAATCAGCTTGGTATTTAGAGCTTCAAAGACTTGATGAAAGCTTACTATTTGTAGATGAAAAAGAGATGATTGAAAAATGGAAAAAACAGTAATGTTAAACGTCTATACCGTCATAATTGATGGTATAGACAAGTCTGGCAAAGATACAATTGCAAGATATGCATGGCGACTTGATAAAAGACTTAATCTCATTATTAGAGCATGGCCATCATTAGTTGTTTATGCTAAGAAATTCAATCGTAATTGTGATTATGCATTACCTTGGAAACAAGCATTGTATGTGCATTGTGAAGTTGAAGAAGAAGACTGGAAATTAAGATGTAAAATCAACAATGAAGACATTTCAAATATTGACTATCATAAAGATAGAGCTGCTTTTGATGAAGCTTTTGAAGAATTGACAAAAAATGGCTATAATGTAATGCATATCAACACATCAAAAATTACTGCTTATGAAGCAGCAAAACTTATAGTCTACAAAATTCATCAACTTAACAAAGGAGGAAAATGATGTTTAAACAAACTGAAAGCGATAAAAGACAAGTAAAATTCTTTGAAGATAATATTCCTCAGATGCTTGAGATTGATAGAGTAAAGCAATTTTGGCATAAGTACAAGACAAAGCGTTCTATTGAAACGAACAAAGAAGTAGATGAGAGTTATTTCGAAATGAAGAAGATTGTTGATATCTTCTGCAAATTTCTTGATAAATTATTCAAAGACTTTAACTTTCAACAACCTTTGAAAAGAGAAAAATTCAAGTCTGACATCATAATGTATTGGCATCAAGGCAGTAATATGCCAGAATGCTCAAGACTATGCTACGAATCTTTCTTGAAAAATCAACATAGGAGCATATCGCTATTATCGTATGAAGATGTCAAAACTCTTGTAAAGATTGATAAGAACGTTGAAGATGCATTCAACAAAGGCAACATCGGATATGCAGTGTATTCTGACTATCTACGAATGCTTCTTCTTGAAAAATATGATGTAATGTGGGTAGATGCAACTATTTTCTGCATTGATGAAATTCCTTCTGAATTTTTTTCTCAGAAGTTTTGGTCTATAAAGGGCAATTATATGTCAGGGTATGCAGAAAAAGTCAAAGCTCTTACTTACGATTGCAAGTTTGGTCAAGTCTATCTTCTTGCTGGAAAAGACAATCTTACATTTTCAAAAGTAAGACAGATGTTTGAAGAGTATTTTAAACATTATGATATCAATTTCACATACTTCATGACGTATGTCTTTTTCGAATGGCTATATAGAAATGACAATATCATAAAGCAAGAAATAGACGAGCTAAAAGAAAACAACACTAAAGTCGAATATCTTACTTGCTCAAGAGATTTTCCATTAGATGACAATCTTTTAAAAGATATGCTCTCAAATGATACTGTCTTTTACAAACTTTCAAACAGAATAGAGTATGATTATTCTGACAAAACGTTCATAGGACAATTCATAAAAAAACACATGAAAGAAGAATGATTTATGAATGAAATCTTTAGCATGACAAACTCAACAAAGCTTATTGAACTTGAAGGCAAAAAATACATACTTAGAATTCCTGGAGTAGGAACTGACAAGCTTATCAACAGACAACAAGAGTATGAAGTCTATAATAAAATTGCTCAATACAAAATTTCTGATGAAGTCTTGTATTTTGACAAATACAAAGGAATAAAGATTGCAAAATACATCAAGAATTGTCACAACTGTAATCCTAGAAACAAAAAAGATGTATATGTTGCAATGAAAGCAATAAGACATCTTCATTCTCTCAACATTAGTGTTGATTTTGAATTCAATTTGAAAGACCACATCAATCTTTACGAAGAATTGATGGTAGCTTCAAAATACAAAGACTACGAAGAAACAAAGAATGATGTAATGTTTTTGTTGAATGCTATTGATGACTGGAACAAAGAAATATGTTTATGTCATATCGACCCTAATCAAGATAACATCTTGATTGATAATGAAACAAATCAAGTCAAAGCTTTGATAGACTGGGAATATGCAGCAATGCAAGACCCATTGATAGATGTTGCAATGTTTTGCATTTATGCAGGTTATGATAAAGAAGAGATTGACGCTACTTTACAAATGTATTATGAAGATGTAAAACCTAGTCAAAAGACATATGCTCTTTATTACATCTACATTGCAGCATGTGGACTTCTTTGGTCAAATTGGTGTGAATACAAAAATCGTCTTGGACAATCTTTTGGTGGAACGTATGAACAATCTCAATATGATTATGCAAAACAATTTGCTAAGATAGCAAGGGAGATGATAAAATGAAGATAGAAAATGCAATAATTCTTGCTGCTGGAAGAGGAAGTAGAATGGGCAGTCTGACTGACAATAAGCCAAAATGCATGGTCAAGATAAATAAACAGAGTGTCATTCAGAGAACAATTGAAGTACTTAAATATAAAAATATAAATAATATTATCGTAATTACTGGGTATAACTCTGATAAACTCAGAAAACATCTAAATGCTATTGATAAGAATATAAAAATCATAGAAAACAAAATATGGAACGAAACTAATAGCATCTTTTCAATGTTTTTAGCACTACATTATTTAAAGAACTCAATAGTCATAGATTCTGACATCTACATCAACAATGTTGATTGCATTTTGAATGAAGTTAAATACTCTGGTTATTCTGCTTTGAAAGACAGCAAGCCTAATGAATGGCAACTAACATTAGGAAAAGATGACTTCATTGAAAAAGTGCAATTTGATGGAGATTATGAAAAAGCATTGCCAATAATCGATATTTCGTATTGGTTAGAAAAAGATGCAAACATTATTATTGAGCATATTCGAAATATAGTCAAATATGGAAAGCAAGAAGATGCTCAAAAGTTTTGGGATGAAATTCCATTGATTGATTTTATTCATCAATTAAAATTGAAAAGATACGATATTGAAAAGACAGATGCAATGGAATTTGATACTCCTGAAGAATTAAAGAAAGTGAGGAAAACAGTATGTTTAGCGGATTAGCTTCTGGATTTTTATGGGCATTAAATAGTGTTGTTCTTGGTATTGTAATGTCAATGTCGCCATTTATATCTACAGAACAAGCAATTTTCTTAGCTCCATTTATTTCTACTTTTTTGAATGACTTCTTTTCATCTATGTATATGTTCATATACTCTGCTATAAAGAAGCAAACAAAGAAAGTCTTCAAAATAACGTTTTCAAAAGCAGGTTTATGGATAGTTATAGCTTCATTGATAGGTGGTCCAATTGGCATGACAGGCTATGTTCTTTCTATAAGTTATATGGGCTCAAGTATTGCTTCTGTTGCAAGCGCAATCTATCCTGCAATTGGAGTATTGTGTGCTAGATTATTTTTGAAAGAAAAAATGAGATGGTATCAGTACTTATGCTTAGTTTTGACAATGCTTGGCATCTATGGAATGAGCTATTCTCCAAATGTAGAAATAACTAACTTCTTGCTTGGTCTTCTTGGAACAGCTATGTGTGCAATTGGATGGGGTCTTGAAGCTGTTCTTATCGGAAAAGGCTTAAAAAATGATGAAGTAAGCTCAGATATTGCTCTTCATATTCGTCAAACAATTTCATGGCTAACATATGCTATTGTTATTCTTCCTTGTTTGCAATACTTTAATGCATGGTCATTCACAATTTCATTATTTAATTTCTCAATAACAAAATGGTTGATTTCATTGATTATGTTAGCAGGATTGTTTGGAACAGCTTCATACTTATTCTATTACAAAGCTATCAACAACATTGGTGCTACAAAAGCATTACCTCTAAACGTTACGTATGTTGCTTGGACGATAATCATAAATCTTATTCTATTTCAAAACGTTAAAGACTATAACTGGTTATCATACTTAAGCATGGTTGTAGTATTTGTAAGTAGTATATTTGCTGCTATTGATGTATCGCAATTAAGGAGGAAGAAAGATGTGTAATATTGATGAAGTCCATAAGATTGATTTGATGCTTTTAGACAAATTCATTGAAGTATGCAACAAGCATAATCTTCAATGGTTCGCAGATTCTGGAACATTGCTTGGAGCAATACGAAAAGGACAAATGATACCTTGGGATGATGATATTGATGTCATTATGCCAAGAAAAGACTACAACAAACTTCTTACTCTTTCGAATGAATTCAAACATCCATTTTTTCTGCAGACTCCTTTGACTGATGAATATTGGAATCTAACTTGCAAGCTCAGATACTCTGATTCTGCTTTCTTTTCTTCAGACAAATACAGCAGAAATGAATACGACAACAAATGCAACAAAGGCATCTTCATCGATATCTTTGTCTACGACAATGTTCCAGAAGATGAAGACAAATTCGAGACTACGCAATCATTTCTTAGATTCATCTTCTGCTTTTCTTCGATAAGAAAGTTCGGAACTACTCAATTCGAGTCGAAATACAATCCAAAAGACATCTTTTCGTTTATGAATGACTCAATTTCGAAGCTTTCTGAAGAGAATGAAAATTCTCAATATGTAGCTAATTTGTTCTTTAACTATCAAAGGAAATATCGAAACTTCAAGATTTCAAAGGCAGCATATTCTTCTTACAAAGAAATAGATTTTGAAGGACTTAAGCATAAACTCAGAATTCCTGTTGGTTACGAAGAAATATTAAAGCTATGGTATGGAGACGATTGGACTGTAGAAAAGAAAATAAACTCAACACATGGAGTTGGAGCTGCTTTTTACGACACAAAGAATTCTTACAAAAAGTACGAACAACTATCTTTTGAAGAATATATGAAACTTTTTGATTAAAACTATTTACTTTCGATTCAAAATATGATACAATAATAATAGGAATAAAATAATAAGGAGGCAAACAGATGAAGATAAAGTTATTCAAAAATGTGCAACTTCCAAAGAAATCTCATTTGCCAGATTGTGGATTAGATTGCTTTATGCCTGAAAGTTTTGAACTAAAGCCTTTAGAAACTAAAACTATTGGATTAGGTATCGGCATTCAAGTGCCAGAAGGATTTGCAGGAATGCTTGTTCCTCGTTCTTCAATTGCAGAAAAAGGTCTTATCATTCAAACATCAATTATTGACCCTGATTATACAGGAGAAATTCATCTTATCATTACAAATTGTAGCAACAATGTTGTTAAAATTGAAGAAAGACAAAGAGTATGCTCTTTAGTTGTATATAACATTTTGAATGTAAGATTAGATGCTGTATATGACTTTGAAAACACTGAACGTGGAAGTCATGGATTAGGAAGTAGCGGAAAATGAGAATCGTAATTTTTGACTTCGAAGTTTTTGAATATGATGTCTTATTAGGTACTCATGTCTTTAATGATGACAACATTGAAGTTAAGCAAACATGGGACTTAGACGAAATCAGACAATTTTATGAAGAACATATCGAAGACATCTGGGTTGGTCATAACATTTCAAGATATGACAATTTGATTCTGCAAGCAATTGTTCAAGGAATGAATGAGACTCAAGTAAAGGCTTACTCTAACAAAATCATTGATATGAAATATAAGCCTTGGCTGAACATTCATCTAAATTACTATGATACTATGACTGCAATTCCATGTAGTTTGAAAAAGACTGAAGCTTTAGATGGTAAAAATATAAGTGAGACAAAAGTAGATTTTAGAATAAAACGACCATTGACAGAAGATGAAAAAAGAATGATTGAAAGCTACAATAGAGATGACTTGAATCAAACTGAATCTAATTTCTTCAATACTATTGGAACATTCAATCTTAGACTTCAATTAATTCAAGAGTTTGGTCTTTCTATGCAAACTTTGCATATGACAGAAGCTCAAATTGCAGAAACAGTTTTGCATGCACATAAAACTCCAGGAATTGAAAATTGGGTGTTGCATCCTTTTGAGTATCCGCAATTGAGATTGAAAAATCAAGAAATCAAAGATTTCTTCTTTAGTGAAACATTCAAAACAGGCAAACAGTTGACAGTCAATTTATGCGGAGTTCCTCATACATTTGGAATTGGTGGATTACATGCTGCAAGAAATAAAGTTTGGTATGATTGGGCATATTATTTTGATGTTTCTGGCTATTATAATCTTGTTATGATTAACTATGATTTGTTGCCAAGAAGTATTGAAAAAGAATATGAACATCTTTACCCTCAAATGTATAAACAACAATTGGAGTTTAAGAAGACTGCTCCAGAAAAAAGAGGCGCTTATAAAGTCATTCTTCTTTCTGTGTTTGGAGCTATGTTCAATGAGCATTGTAAGTTTTATGACCCTTACAAAGCAGCATTAGTCACAATGACAGGTCAATTATTCATTGCAGATTTGCTTGAAAAGCTTGAAGAAAAAGTCATTCTTATTCAAACAAATACAGATGGTGTTATAGCAAAACCTCTTCCAGGAATAGATGAAAAAGAAGTAGTTGATATCATCAATGAATGGCAAGAAAGAACAGGTTTTGTTTTGAAGCTTGAAAAAGTCTACAATATTCATCAAAGAGATGTCAATTGTTATTGTTATTCTTCTACAGAAGAAATAACTGACATCAATAGTCAAGTAAATGTAAGAGGTGATTTAAAGCATTTCTGGGCAAAAGACTATTTGTATTCTGTAAAGCTATTTAGTCCTAAAGAGCCTCAAATTATAAGTATTGCTTTAGTCAATTATCTTATGTTAGATAAAAAGCCTGAAGATACTATCGCAGAAAATAGTCATTACTTAAGATTGTATCAATTCATTTGCAATACTGGCTCTTATGGCTGGTCTGAATATAGAGAAACAAATCTTGAAACAAATAAAATAAGAGTTGAAACATTGCAACATATCAACAGAGCATTTCCTATGGTAGAAAGCAACATTGTTGGTCAGATATACAAATGTAAAGAAGAAAAGCAATCTATAATTCCTATGTTGCCAAAGTCAGTATTTGTCTATAATGAAGATGTCAATTCAGAAGAAGTATTTGAAAAGCTTAAAGATAAAATTGACTGGACTTACTATGTTGAAAGAACGTATGAAAGAATCAAAGAATTCATTCCATTAGTAAAGGACATTGTAGTATGAACAAACGAACAGAACGAATGATAAACAAAATCTACAATGAAGTCTTTAAAAAGATTTTCAATAGAAAGAGAATTACTCAAGCTAGCAAAGGACAAAGTCAAAATGTTGTTTCTGCAATTTTGCAGATTCAAAGTTCTAAACAATACAATAAGTTTGCAGAAAAATTTGCTAAAAAACTTGCATCTACTGGCTTGAGTAATCAAAAAGGCTTATGGAAAAAGTATTATCAAGCTGCAAAAGCAAGACATTATATTACTCTTCCAGACACATATTCAAGATATGAGTTACAACTTTTTGAACAAGCAGTAAAGCATAACTTCAAGATGATTAAGTCAATACCTCAGCATATTATGAAAGTTTATGAACAAGAAGATGTTCAAACTGTCATTTCACAAATTGCTCAAGGCAAAGTAGGAAGAAAGACATTCGAAACGCAACTTAAAAATCATGGAGCTAAAAATGCAAAGCTTATTGCTAGAACAGAATCTGCTAAGCTTCAAACAACAATTGATGAATATCGTTCTACTTCATTAGGAAGTGTTTGTTATGAATGGCGTTCTTCAAAAGATAAACGAACAAGACAATCTCATAGAGAAATGAATGGAGTAATTGTCTTTTGGAGACCTGATAATCAGAAACCTTTGCTTGATAAGATGAGAGGAAATGCTGGAGAATTTCCAAACTGCAGATGCACACCGCTTCCTATTCTAGATGAAAATGACATCACAGAAAGCAAGTATAAAGTCTACGATTATCGAACTGATGCTATTATCAACATTTCTGCAAAAGAGTTGATAAAAGATATTCAAAAAGGAGGCTTATGATGTATTTAATTACTTTCATTGATTCAACTTGAAAAAAGATATATCTAGATTTAATTCTGGTAAACAAGAAAAATAATTTAATATAAATATATATAAAATAAACAAAGTTAACCAGAAGTCATCTATGTTAATTTTAACTCAAAAAGTAATAAAGGAGAACAAAAATATGCAAAACGAGAAAAAAACGACAAAATATGTCAAATATGACTACATCATTAATGAAATGATTGATGATGTCAACAAATCTATCAAAAATCTTGAAGCTGTCATTGCTGGACAAAAAGAATTGATTGACTATCTTGAAAAAGCAAACAACATCAAGTTTACAGGCTTCATCAAACAACTTGAGAAAGCAAATGAACAATATACAGAGCAAATCAAAATCTTACAACATCGTCTTAGCTGTGTTGAAGTCATCAGAAGTATGCTTACAGATTTTGCAGAAGCAAGCTTCATTCTTGCTATGTTGTTAGAAGCTTTTGGTATTGCTAACAAAGAAGCAAAGTCTATTGAAGAACGAGAAAAGAACAAAGAAGACGTTGAAGAGTTTTCAACAAAATACTTTGCTTAAGGAGAAATGCTATGGACAGACTTACTAAGCTTCTTTATCGTGAACTCTACAGAAAAAGCTGCTATGAGTTTGTCAAAGCATTTTGGTCTGAAGCTGATCCTGCTCCATTCATAGATGGAAAGCTTGTACAATTCTATTGTGAAGCATTTCAATATAAATGTAGACCATGGATTCCTTGTGAAGTAGCAGATGTTAAGCTTCCTAATTTGAAAGAAGATGATGTGGTCATTGATGTTCGAGAAAATAAACAAAACTTGAACATCAATGTTCCACCTCGTCATTCTAAATCAATGATATTCAATGTTCTTGGACCAGTATGGCTTTGGATTAACGCTCCTATTAAAGCAGCTTCTGTTTCTCATACTGGAAGTCTTGCTGGTCAAATGAACAAAAAACGTATGAGAGTTATCAATTCTGAAAAATTTAAGTTTTTCTTTGGAGATGAAGTTTGGCTCAAAGATACTCCAAGAGGAACACTTATTGATACAAGAGGTGGTGAGCTTTACTCTATGCCTCGTGATTCTCTTACTGGTTATGGTGCAGATATTATTATCAATGATGACTTGACTAATGCTGAAACTGCTCGTAGAGACCAAGCTGAAATGGCAAGCGCTTGGGCATACTATCAAAATACTATGCCTTCTCGTATCAACAACAGAAACAAGTACCTCATCATGAACATTCAACAAAGACTTGCTCCTAACGACATTACAGGTCATATCTTGTCAGACTCAACATTAGCTCAACAATATTGTTTCATTGTATTACCGGCAATATTTTCTAAGCATACTTATGTTGTTTGTCCAATAACAGGTACAGTTTTTGAGTTTCAAAAAGGAGACACACTTTGGCCAGAAAGATTTGGAAATTATGAAGCATTGAAAGCAGAAGTAGGTTCTGTTGTGTTTGAAACTCAATACTTACAGAATCCTATTGCTTCTGATAGAACTGCTATTAAAGATGATATGATTGTCTGTAAAGCTCAGACAGAGTGTCCTTCTATAGATGATGCAGATACAATCTATGCTTCACATGACTTTCCTGTCAAAGATAAAGATACTTCTGACTTTCTTGGTTCTGTCTTAGCATACAAAGTTGGTAGCACTCTATACATCAAAGATTGTCTTGAAAAGAAAATGGCTTTTGTCAAATCAGTTGATTATGTTAGACAGCTTGATTCATTGTTTCCTGGCATCATTCAAATTATTGAAGACAAAGCAAATGGTTCGCCTATTTTACAACAATTACAAGATGAAGTTGCTGGAATGCAGGCATATCAACCTGGAACTCATTCTAAGTTTCAACGTCTTGAAAGTGCATCATTGTATATGGAAAGCGGAAATGTTGTTTTTGTCAAAACTAAATTTGACATGCTTGCTCAAGACTACAGTCTAACTGACTCTTTGAAAAATCTTACGCAAAGACTTCTTGCATTTCCATTCGTAGAGCATGATGATATAGTTGATGCTTTCTCTCAACTTGTGTTGTTTGTCTTCATGGACAAAAGATACATGGTATACGGAAGAGCATTCAATGACAACAACATTGTTGATACATCTAAGTTAAAAGATGACTACTCTACAGTTTTCTTCAACAAAGAAGGAGACATCTGGAAGATAGCAAGAATAGTAGTAGAGTATAGTATTGAAACAAAGTTGTATGTGACAAAAGAGCTTCGATTCAAAGGTTCTGTCAAAGATGGTCTTGTAGAATTAAAGAAGTTTGCTCCTGACAAATCTGTCTTCATAGATTGTTCTGAGACTGAAGCAATGTATGGAATGACAGACAAAGACATTTCTGTAGAAAAGTATATGATAGATGATTTTGATAAGTCTGTCTCTCAAATGAACTTAGCTTTTGCTAAAAAAAGAGTCTTGCTTGATAAAGCATGCCATCTTGTTCAAAATGACATTGAAGCATTTAAGTTTAGCAAATCTAAAGATGATAATGTAAAATATATTACAAAGAAAGATGGTTTTGTAGCTTGTTTAAGAGTTGCACTTCACTATTTTGGAGGTATCGTCTAATACTATAGTATTAGACGATAATTTTTTTTTTAAAACTTTTAAAAGAAACTATTTACTTTTATTTCAAAATATGATACAATAATAATAGGAATAATAAAAAATTATTATTTAACACGGAGGTAATACGATGATACAATTCAATGAAGCTGAAAAACTCTTACAACAACTTCCAGTTGCATTCTATTTAAAAAGAAAACTTGATGTTAAGCTTGACTATGCTAATACTTCTTACATCGACATCTACAACAACAAATTAGTTGTTTCTTACAATCAACTTGCTAATCTTTCTACTACTGATGAAAAAGATGTAAGATGCTGTCTATACCATGAAGTAAGCCATGCTCTACTTACTCCATTGAAACTTTCAATGAATGACATCATCAATATTTTTGAAGACGAAAGAATTGAAACAATCTGCAAAAACTACTACCTTGACACTGACTTCAAATCATTCTGCTTCAAAACAAATAACTATAACGGACAACTTCCAAAAGATGAACGTCAATTATTTTATCAAATTGTTCGTTTTAGAAAAGGTCCACAACAATTTGTTGATAAAGTTGATGAAATTATTGCTAAACATGCTAAGTTGAATCGAGATTCATCATGTACTTGTTGTAATGAATATTATGACGATGTTATTGCTTTCTGGAATGAAGTTGTAGCTTATTGGAATCAACTTCAAAAAGTAAAAGAAGAAAGTTTATCTGATAATCAAAATGAAACTACAAGTCAAAATGCTTGTCAAAATAAAGAGACTACTTCTAAGAAAGATGTTCAGTCAAATCAAAGCAATAATGAAAATGTTCAAGAAAATCAATTTGATGTTCAATCTGCTATTGATAATGCAATCAAAAATCTTGATTCTCAATTTAATGCTTTAATAGATGAAAACTTTCAAGCATCTATCAATCAAATCTTATTTTCGAAAGCAAAATCTACTAAGATGAATGGTAGTGCAATTAATGCTTATTCTGGTGTTTTCGATCCAAGGTCTGTTGGAAGACAAGACTATAAATATTTTGTTCAAAAGAATAGAGCTGGAAATGTCAAAAGATTTTCAAAAATCAAGTTAAATCTATTTATTGATGATTCTGGAAGTTTTGAAAATAGTGAAGATGTTGTAAATAAGATACTTTATAATCTTGTTCAACTTGAAAAGAAAACAACTGATTTTGAGTTTGATGTTGTAGTAATGGATGTTGGTGAAAGACTTCTAAAAAAGAATGCAAGAAAAATTAGTTGTCATAGTTGTAATATGCTTGATAAAAACATCTTTAAGTTATTTGATTCTGTACAATCAAAAAATGCTACTAACATCAACATTGTTATGTTTGACGGATTTGCATTTTCTGACCTTACTTGGTTGTCTTCTTTAACTGAAAGTAAGTTGTATAACGAAAATCGTTCTAATTTCAAAGTTTTCAACAAAGCAAATACTATCATCATTTCAAGTCAAACTAATGAAAGAGACATCAACGAGTTTTGTCCTTCTGCTAAAAAGATTATTGAAAGCAAAAATTATGCTCAACTTTTGATTAACAATATCGTAAACAATCTTAGTCATGCATTAAAATGATGAAACTTTAAAACTTTTAAAAAAAGTATTTACTTTCATTTAAAAATATTATACAATATATATAGTTAAATAATAATTATTATTTAACGACAAGCATTATGGAGGAATGAGAGAATATGCTTATTAGAGAAAATCTATGGATTACAAAAAACAAAAAAGGAGAAGTCTGGTCAAACTTCTCTGGAGTTTGGAAAGTTGAAACTGAGCCAAACAAAACTGAGATTTGCGAAAAAGCTCTTTCAATGATGAAAACTCGTCGAAATTCAAACGAAACAAAACAACAATACATTGATAAATGCTTCAAAGCATATCAAGCTATGATGACTGAAGAAGAAAAGCAAAACAATGATGTAGTCAATACTCAAAAGATTAAAATCATTTGTTCTGACTTAATCAACTTCTTCAAAGATTTTGATTTCGAACCAAACTTCAGATTCGTCAATACTTTAAAAAGAAACAGTCAGACAGTTGAAAATGCTCAAACTTATATCTGCAACTACTTCAAACTAACTGACAATCAATACAAAGAAGATGTTCAAGAAAAGGTCAAATCGCAAGAGTTTAAAAATCTTATTTCAGACTTGCAAAACATCAATACTAACAGTATTATCAATAGTCGTTTCAAGGTCTATTATGGAAGCCAAGGCACTGGTAAAACTACTCAAGCTCTTAAAGAAAGCAACAATGTTGTTATGGTTTGTCATTCTGCAATGCTTCCTTCTGATTTACTTGAAGACTTCAAGTTTGAAGAAGGAAAGCCTGCATTCAAAAAATCTGCTTTGTGGGAAGCAATGGAAAATGGAACGAAAATCACTTTAGACGAAATCAATTTACTTCCTTTTGAAAGTCTTAGATTTCTTCAATCGATTCTTGACAACAAAACTGAAATCAACTACAAAGGTCAAGTCATTCATATTAAAGATGGCTTTCAAATTATTGGAACAATGAACTTGACAGTCAATGGAAGTGTGTTCAATCTTCCTGAACCATTAGTTGATAGAGCTGCAGAATTAAAAGAATACAAACTTACTGCTGAACAATTAGCAGGAGCTCTTATATAAGAGCTCCTTTTGAAAGGAGATGCTTATGAAGTGGTCAATAACTTACTTCTATAATATCAGATATATGAAGCCAAGTCAGCTTCCACTATCTACAGCAATGTTTCCACCAAAGTTTTTTGCTCAAACAAGCAAAAAGAATGTAGCACATCTAGACAAAAAAGGAGTCATTCTTGGACTTACTATTCATGAGTTCGTTCCTCAAAAGCAATGTGAATGTCCATGTGAAAAGAAAGACTACAACAATTGTTGCTTTCTTAAAGAGTATTATACTCAACTTTCTAAACTAGACTTTGATGAAGTAATACTTAGTTGGAATGACTTTATTGAAAAACTTTCTAATTTGACTAGCATTTTTATTGATGAAGCTGTTTTGCTAGTATATGAAAAGCCAGACAATCCATGTTCTGAAAGGACAGTTCTGAAGAAGTGGTTTTCAGAACATGACATTGAATTGCAAGAAATGGAGGTAAGAAAATGAGTCTTTACAAAAAATTATTTGACTATCAAAAGAATGTAGTTGACAAGTTTAAAGACAGAGACAGTTTTGGTTTATTTCTTGAAATGGGTCTTGGAAAAACAATCTTGTCACTAGCTTTTGCAGAAGTTAACAAATGCAATAAAGTCATAGTCATTACAATAAATGCAAAAGCTGAAGAAAGTGAGAATCTTCCAGACTCATGGATAGGATGGGCAAAACAATCTGACATTCAATATGTCTTTCACAAAAAGCATTCTGATATTCAATTCAAAGTTGAACAAAATGACTTTTTGATAGTCAACTATGAGTCATTGTTTAGTAGAGCAAAAGACAAAAAACAAAAAGTCCAGCTAAAACAAAACATTTTAGACTTCATCTATTCATGTGCTAACAACAATGTTGCTATAATTGTTGATGAAAGTCATAAGATGAAGAATCTCAAATCATTACAAACAGAAGCTATCTTCAAGATAAAGACATATTTGAAGATGCAAGCTAGAAAAGTCTATTCTTATCTTTTGACAGGAACACCTTTTACAACTGGCTATATCGACTTATATTCTCAATTAAAGATGCTTGGCTATCCTGATACAAAAACTAACTTCATTGATAGATACTGCATTAGAGGAAATCTTCCTGGTCTTCTTGGATGGCAACAACCTATTGTTGGCTACAAAAATATAGATGAACTTTACAGACTTATTCATAACTATGCTATTACAATTCGTTCTGAAGAAGTCATTTCATTGCCTGAACAAATCTTTGTCTATCATTCAAACGAATGCTCTCATTCATTCGAAATGCTAACTACAGAATATGTCAAAGGAACTGAAGTAGTAGAAGAAAACAAAACACATAAGTCAAAGATTTCTGACATCAAGCAATATGACACTGAACATAAAGTAGGCAATCCATACTTTAGAAACATTGCTTATCCTGATTTGAAGTGGATTGCTGAAACGAATGGAACATTCTGGCTTAGAGCTAGAGAATTGTCGATTGGATTCCAAGGCAATAGTGATGATGCAGAATGGTATGATAAGTCTAGAATAAATTCAATCAAATCATTTTTAGAACGAAACTTTGACAATTATGTCATCTTCTACAATTACACTCCAGAATTAATGCAACTGTTTGACATTTGTGAAAGTCTTGGCTACAATGTTGATGTCTTTTGTGGAGAAATAAAGTCATTGTTCTTTTATGAACGATTCTGTAATATGACTGAAAGTGAAAAGCTAGTCAACAAAGGCAATGTCATCATTGCAAATTTTGCAAGTGGCTCTACAGGTATGAATTGGCAAAACTACAGCAAAGTCATAATTGCTTCAACTCCACTCTACAAAGACTATGCTCAAGCTATCAAACGTGTTCATAGACCTGGACAAAAAGAAAGAGTCTTCTATCATGTTTTCTATCAAAAGAATTGGCTTGACTATTCAATGCAAAAAGCACTTAAAGAACAAAAGCAATATTCTCAAGATATGTATGATGCAGACCTTGCAAGAATAAATCAAATTATGAATAAAGAATGACTTCTGGATTAAACTTAATTTAATTATATATAAATATATAATTAAATTAAAAGAATTAACGAGAATAACTTCTAGATATCAAGGAGGAATAACGATGATATTAGAATTAAATAAAAATGAAATAGATGTATTGAAAGATTATCTTATAAGAAAAACAATGAGACTAGAAGAAGCAGGACTATCAGACAGCAAATGTTGTTTAACTATGACATCAATTCTTTACAAAATCTATAAAGGAGAAAAGAAATGACGCCAGAAAAGATTATTCAGAATAAAATCATAGCATATCTCAAAAAGCTTGAAAAAGAAGGAAAGCCAGTATATGCAGAACGTAGGCAAGCAGGCGGATTTGCTTATAAGATGGGTATTGCTGACTTATATGCAGTCATTGATGGAATTCATATCGAGATAGAAGTCAAAAGACCAGGTGGACAACTTAGACCAATGCAAGAAAAATGGAGAGACCAATGCTTAGCAAAAAACATCTTCTGGATTTGTGAAGATGAAGAAGACTTATCTATACTAAAATCTGCAGTAGAATTTCTTTTGTCTTTTAGAAAAGAAAATGAAAACGTTGAAAGAAACTATTTACTTTTATTTCAAAGTATGATACAATAATAATAGGAATAATATATATTATTCCTACATGGAGGAATGAGAAATGACAAAACAAGAACTTATTAAAAAAATCAAAGCTTACTTCGATGAACATTTCAAGTTTCAAAAGCTTGTATATGATTGGCAATTTAACGAAGAAGTAGCAAACAAAATGTCTTATGAAGAATTATTGAAGTTTTATGAAGAAAATTGTGGAGGACAAAACTAATGGAAAATCAAGAATACAAAGTCAAACAAATATGGCCAGCACATGCAGACCACATCTCTTATTACAAAAATTCATTTATTGATAATTTATTCAAAAACAACAATGTTGTTGTTCAAAGAAAGTATGATGGAGAAAGAATGCTTATTCATTTCAATAGAAATGAAACTTATTGCACTTCTAGAAGAACATCAAAAAAGACAGGAAGATATATGGAAAATCAAGACAAGATTGCTAATCTTCCTCATCTTAATCTTGGCTATACTGTAATTGACTGTGAGTTTTATGGTGATACATGGGCAGATGCAGTTGGAATTCTTCATTCTTTACCAGAAAGAGCATTACAACTTCAAGAAAATACATCTATCAAGTTTGCAGTATTTGATTGTCTGTTCTTTGATGGAACTGATGTAAGAGACCAACTTTATGAAGTAAGACTTCAATATGTTCATCAAATATTGAACATTCTTAATTATCAACTTAATGACTTTAGATTCCACTTTGTAGACCAATTCAAAATCAACAATATTGATGAAGCTTATGTTAAAGCTAAAGAACAATGGAATGAAGGTCATGAAGGTGTAGTAATGAAGCCTCTTGGACTTGGCTATTATGACAAAGGAATGATGCTTAAGATTAAACGATTTGAAACATTAGATGTAGTAGTTTGTGGCTATCAAGAAGGTAGAGGCAAGTATGAAGGATTAGTTGGAGCTTTATATGTTGGGTACTGGAATCCTGAAGACAACAACATTGTAAAGATTAGTAAAGTAAATTGTGGAACTGATGAAGACAGAAAGATGTGGAAGAAGTGGTTTGATGAAGGAACTGCTATTGGTAAAGTCATTGAAGTCAAATGTCAAGAAGTCACAGATAAGTCTTTGAGACATCCAGTCTATATGAGACTTAGAGAAGACAAAGCAAAAGAAATGTGCACAAAAGAAACTATCTTTAAAGGAGAATAAAGATGACTCAAGATGAAGTTTTGCATTCTCCTTTTAATATTGAGACGCATAAAAAGACATTTGTTAACTATTTAGAAGTAGTCATTACTTCAGATGGAGTCATTCATTATGCAATTCCGTCTCATCAAGAGTTTTGTATCAATTATGCTATTCAGCTAGGACTGTTTAAAAGTAGAAAAGCTTTGTATGAATATTTTGAACATTCATGCTTTGATATTGAGCAAATAACACGTTGTTGTTTAGTTTGGACGAATCATATAAGAGGCTATGTTAACAATAATATAGCTAGAAGTTTACAGGAGTTAATCAAGAATAACTTATTGCTGATTTAATATAAATTATAATACTAAGCAAAATAAAACACCAGAGATTATCTGGTGTTTTTCTATGGAGGCAAACAAAGATTAGTTATTCAATGTATCAACAAATGTTATCTTACCACAGGTGAATGTCCACTCTTGAGTAGCAGGGTCTGAAGCAAATGCTTGGTCAGGAATCTTTGTAAGCAAGCAATCTTCGCAAACACAAATAGTGTTGTTAAGAGTATCTCTTAAAGTTAGAGTCATACCTGCTGCTTCAGTATTCAAATTACTATAGATATTTACTAAAGCTTTAAAAGTAGCAATTTTATCAGAAACTTGCTTAATCGAGATTTTTGCTGTTCCAGTTTTGTCTAGATTTTTGATATGAACCCAACTACCAGTATTATCACCTTCTGTAGTGAACAACTCTTTTGTTAAACTAATAGTGATTGTGTCCATGTAAGAACCTTCACCACCAATAGAAACAGTTTGTGTTCCAAAGCCGATATCTTCAGGAATGTCAGCTGTAAGGATGTAGTTTGCTAAGCAATATCGTTTCATTGTTCATTCCTCCTTAAATAACTTCACCATTGATAGTGATATTTCTAATTCCATAGCTATCAGCTAAGAAAATATAGATAGGTGGACATTTACGCAGAGCTTTATCTACATCAGTAAGACTATTCAAAGGCAAAACAACAATTTGATAGCCAAGATTAAGTGGTGTTCCTTGTTTAATTAAAGTATAATTGACACCATTGTAGTTTAGTGTTTTAGTTGTATCTGTCCAAGCTTTGTCTGTGCTTAAATAACCATTTGTAACGTATCTATTCAATTCTCCAGCAATTGTAGTATAGATTGAACTAACACCAGCATTGCCTTTGATTTTTTGAGTAAGCAAAGTAAGAAGTCTATCTGTGACAGTTTGATGTAGAACAATCAACACATATTGATTGACTAAGTCATTGCCATTTGTAAGATTTCCACCAAGATTTCGAATAGCGTTAGCCAATTCCATGTCAACATTCATATTGTTGTCTAGAACTGTTCCAAGCAATTCATCATCATTTTCAATCAAAGCTTCTTGGTCAGAAGTAAAGTTTTCAACTGTAAAAGCATAATCTTGAACAGTGTCTGTGCCATAAATTTGAATCTTTGTAAGATAAGCAGCAATTGTCATTTCTGCGCCATCAATTGCACTAACTTTAACAGCAAAATTGTTAATAGCAGAGCAATCACTAGCTTCTGTAGCACGACCAAGCAAAATCTTTTGATTGATACCATAGACTGCAGTAATGTTGCCAGTTGTTCCTTCTTGAGAAGTAAGTGTTTCAGCTGCTTCTTTAATTTCTGCAAAATCACCAGCATAAGCAACTACTATCTCAGTATTTGGAAGCTTTTTAATTTCAGCTACAATTGCTTCTGCATCTGCAATAGCGCAATGAATATCTAGTTTAATGCCGCCATTTCTAAAAAACATATCTACATACTTTGTAGTCTCAGTAAGTTTACTATATGTAGAATCTGCTTGAAATTCTGCAAGACTACTAAAGATTTTGCTTCCAACAGAACCTTCTGGAGTCATCAATACAGCAGTATCTCTTATAGAACTAACAGTATTAGCAACATGATATTGAATATCTATATCAACGAATCTTTTAATATTGATGTCCATTTACGTTATCTCCTTTATATTATAATTATAATCTATCATCAAAAAGCAGTGTAATCAATCAGGAAGCACTATCTTTAGCTTCTTCAATGTTGATATCATCTGCATTTTCAATAATAGGCATTGTATCAACTTGTGTAAACATCATTTCACAAGCTATTCTAAATGACCAGTCTGTTCTAGGCCATATAGTGTTGTTGACAAATTCATTCATAGATTGAGTAGCAGAATCATCTATAAAATACAATCCACTATTTAGTAAATCATATCTTACTTTTTCAGACTCGAATCTTGCTTTAAGCATTTTTGCCATTTGCATGCTTTCATTTCCATAGATAGTGATTTTTGCTTCAAAGCAAGCGTTTTCTCTGATGTCTGTTCCTTCTGCTTCTTGTTCAGTAAAATTGATGTTTTCAGCTTCAGAAGAAAGAATCTCAAAAATTATGACAGTATCAAATAAATCATAAGAAAGCTTGACATTTTCTGTAACGAACTTAGATAAATCAGCACCTCTAGGTGTCAATCCATTCATAATTTTGCTTTTGTCAAGCTGTGATTGCTTTACAAGCATATCACCTATGATTTTTTCTATCTCATGAATATTTGAAATCTGTGTCATACTATCAACTCTCCTTCTAAATACTTGACATACTCTTCTAAATCTTTGTAAGAAGAAAGCTGAACCATTGTAAGATGAGCTTCTCTAACGCCCCATTCATCATATTCATGAACACTATCAACATGTAGCCATTGACCTTTATAGAAAATGAAGTCATCTATTCCTATACGATACAATGACTTACAATAGAAGTTATATTCATTAGTTTGAATGTTGCCTGACTTATTTTGAGTAAGTCTAAGTCCTTGAGTTTGAAGACTACCTCGAATTGTTTGCTTCTGATATTGCATCTTTGTTCGATAATACTCATCTTGAGTTTCTCCAATCTTTACATAGATGTCGTAATCAAAAGCAAACTCTTCAATAGCATCATAGAAATACGATGGGTCTACAAGATGATTCTTATAGTTTGCCATCTTTACTCTCCTTTGTATAGTTTACTTACATCAAATATATATGTTGCAAGAACGTTTTCTTCTTCGTCAATAATTTCGACTCTGTAATAAGGCTTTCCAACATTTGCAACGCCTGGACCATTGATGCCAAGAATAGTTGTTATATAGCCATCTTCAGGCAATTCTTTGACTTTAGAAATTTCATCTTCAATGTTGTCAACCCAGCCAGTCTTTCTTTTATAAGCATTAACAAAGTTTGTAGCATAACCTACAATGACAAATTCTGTTTCTCCAGCAACTGCTTCAGGACTCAATGCTTTTTGTTGTTCTTCTGTCATAGTAGCACAAGTACCTGAAATGTCATATAAAGTATAGCCTTCTTTTTTAGTAGAAGTCATTTTGATAGATGGGTCATTTTCAAAGTTTACTCCTGACATATTTCCACCTGTTTCAACAGAAGCTTCAGGAGTTTTAACAACATTTGATTGATTGAATAGTCTTTCAAATCCATCTAAAGGCCTATTACTGTCAATGAAGTATTCTGCATCTTTCTTTCCAGCTTTGTTAAATAGACGTGGAAAGCAATCTACATTCTTTAATGTGTTTAGTCGTTTAATTTTGCGCATAACAATTCCTCCTTATTTATGTATACAACCATTAGTTACGACCATCATAGTAGGAACTGCTTTTGTTTTAAGTAATGCCCAATATGCTTGACCATAGCTAGTTTGATTCCAGAATTTAGCTTCATCATCTTGAGAGATAGTTTTGTCGATATCATAAGATTTAGAGAAGCCACCAACAGAAGCACTTGACAAAACACCTTGAGTAGCTCCACCACCAGCAATTCCTTCTAAAGTATCACCAGCAGGAGCACCCATACGATTAGCAATAATAGTAAGATAGTGAGCAATACAATAACTCATAGCTAATTCCCAGTCAGTACCAAAAATTGACTTGAAAACTTTGTTGTTAGCAACATTGTAGAGTTTGTCAAAGTATTTTTGACCTTGTTCTGTCGCCATAAACTTAGTGTATTGTGGCATCCAAAAGACAAAGTCATCAATAGTAAACTCTGGATTTGTTCTATTTATTGTAATGCCAATGATTGCCATATTTTCTATCCAAGATTGTTATTATCTATACCATCAATAAGATTTTCTGCTTCTCTTTTGACTGAACCAAAATTATCTATTTTTGCATATTCATAGAGACGTTTAGCATGTTCTATGAGCCATTCATGATGAATAGATTTGTCTTTCATTTTAGAATCATTTACGCCATCATGAGTAGAGTCTTCTAAATTCTTCTCAGTGACTTGACCATTAAGAATAGCGTAAAGATTTTCAACATGTCTACGTTCATCTTTCATAATGTTGATGAGAACTTGCATTTGAGTTTCATCAATTTTGCCTTCAAGATTTTTGATAGCAACTTCATAAGCTTTAATAGCAGCTTCTTCGTCATTAACTAATGCTTGAATAGTTGTAGGAAGATTAGCTTCATCTTTTACTTTAGAATCATATACGATTGAAAATTTGCGGCCTGATTCAAACATGAATATATTTTTACCACTGGTTTTTGCAGATTCTTTATCTTCATTGATGACTCTTTTTGCAGTTGTTGCTGATTGATGTTCATTTGCTGCTTCTTTAATAAAAGACTTAGTATATTCATCTTCAGAAACTGCTCTATTATTTATAAAAAACTTAAAAGTCATAGGACGATTTGCATCATCTTTTGTGATAAAGTCTTTTACATATTTACCTGCTTCATTTTCTACGCTATAGAAATAGCCGTCATCCATAGCTCTTTCAATATTAGCATTAGAACCTGTAAAACGATATAATGTTTCATCACCTCTACGAGCACGAATTGTAAGTTGAAGATTATATCTTCTTGCTACTGCTTTTGGTGATTCATTTGTTTGTCCCCACCATTCTTCAACATAAGCGTCTTTAATGTTGTTATTATGTTTTGAAAGTGCATCAGATAAAGATTTTGCATCATCTTTAGTAGAATCGACAAATGTTAGTGCATGAGATAAGTCTTTAGCATAGACTATCTTTTTTGCTCCACTCTTATCTTTGATTGTATATTTTTTCATATTTATTACACTCCTTTATCAATTTGATTCATAGATTAACTCTGAGAAACTTTATTTAATTTTAATATATTTTATATATAAACTTAATTTCTATTAACCAGAAGTTATTCTAGATATATCTTTTTTAATTTTGTAGTAATGAAAGTAAATAAATACTAACTTTTTACTAAAATAAGCTAGACAAATTAAGCATTTGCCTATTTGCCTAGCTTAATGTCATTCTTTTATATTATAGTTGAATGACTTATTTAACGAAGTCATAATAAGTGACAACGCCTAATTCTTCAGAAGAAGTATTATAAGGCATTTGAATTTCACTGACTTGACCAACAAAAGCTGAAGTATAGCTCATCTTATCAATGTTAGGAAGAGTGATATAGTGTTGCATTGGATAAGGCATATCAATTCTAACGAATGTTTTATCATTCTTGTAAACAACAATACGACCATGTCCACCAGTACCAAGTTTGTTAAGATCTGGTCTAGATTTAATTGTGACTTTAACTTCACCATTCGATTCATCAACACCAAGGTTGTGGTCTAAAATGAATTTACGTAATGTAGAAGTATAGAGAGCACTGAATCTAGTAGAAAGGTTAGAACCAACAAATGTAGGAACTAAGAAAGTATCAGGTAAGACTGAGATATTCATGTTACTATTTTCTAAATAAGTTTCAAAGACACCATTGAAGAAAGCAACGACATCTTCATCACTCATACCTTTGAAACCAACATTAGCAGCATCAGCACTACTATTGTCAATAGTAGTGACCATTGTATCAGGATTATTGAAGAGACCAGTTTTGCCTTCAACACCAACATAAGCAACTTTTTGAACAAATAAGTCCCAACCAGCAACTATTGCATTAGCGTAGATATCTTGAATTGATTTTTGAAGTTCAAGTTTCTTCATCTTTTCAAGCTCAACAAATCTCAAATCGTAAGCAACTTCAAATGTATAGACATTGACTCTCTTTTGAGTAAGACCAGCATTGACTCTAGGAATGTAGTTAGCATTGTTGCCCATAACATTGCGGAACTCATTCATAATGCCAGCCCAGTCAACAGTATAGTATTGGACATAATCAACAAATCCACCACCAGTATCAACAGGAATGTCTTGACCATAAGTTACGAAGTAAAGAGGTTCGTAAAGTTGATTGTGAAGTTTAGCAAGAGTAGTTGTTAAGAAAGCAAAGTTAGTATCATGAATCTTTGCATCTTTAACATACATTTTAAGAGCTTTAGGACCGACAACTTCACGAATCGAGAAAGCTCTACCTCTATTTTGAGGATTAACGCTATCAACAAAGAAGTTTTGAGTAACGTTAGCAGGTGTGAATCCCATATTCTATTTCCTCCTTATTTAACATAGATTTCTGCAACAAGTGCTTCACCATGTTTTTCAACCATTCCAGTGAAAACAACACCAGGAAGCTCTAAGTTAGAAGCAGATTCTGTAGTGCATTTTCCAGTAGCAGGAATAGCATAAACTTTTGCATTAGCTTTAACGTTAACTTCAACAGCAGTAGTATCAAGCTCAATAGCAAGATAAGAACCAGGAAGAACAAGGTTGAAAGCTTCACCAGGAAGAACTTTCACAGATTCATCAGTTCCAGGCCACTCTGTAGCAAGCTTAACATTTGTAGCAAGAACGAAACCAGCAATATCAGTCAAAGCAACCGTAGAAGTAATAGCTTCATAATAACCTTTTGTAGCGCTAAACTTAACAAGGTCACCAAATCTGACAGCAGCATCGCCAACTAATGTTCCACCAGCGACATTATATTTGTCACTAACTGTAGGATAACCGACTTTAAACATCGGAATTTTATCTTTAATGATAAGTCCCATAATTATTCTCCTTTTCTATAAGTGTTTTTGAAACGTTTAGACCAAGCATCAGCAATTTCCATTTCTCTATTATCAAGAGAATCAGAAACTTTTTTAGTCTTTTTAGCAATAGAACCAACAGATTTCTTAGAATCACCAGCTTTTGTTTCAATTACTGTTTCATCTTCATCTTCGGTCATATCACAATCTTTTGTTTCTTCTTCATCAGAATCAATTATTTCTTCATCAGAATCTACAATTTCATCAATATCTTCATCAGAAGTAGCTTCATGTTCTTTTTTCTCAACCTCAAGAAGCTTAATGAGGTCTCCAGAGTGTTTTGCTAATTCTTTAAGAGCTGCAATTTCATCTGGGGTAAGTCCTTCGTCATCTTTAACCTCATGTTTGACTTCCTCATCTTCAGTCTCTGTTTTGACTTCTTCGTCGGTTGTCTCTTCAGTGATTTCGAATTGCTTACCATCTTCATCTTTAATAATGAATTTCTTTGGCATATTTCTTAATCTCCTTTATATTATAATTATAATTTATCAGTTTATAGCAGTGTAATCATTAAGAACTATTGTTGATAGAAGATACCAACACTAGTCTACATGTAATGCTTCTTGCTAATTGTCCAGTATCTAACAAAGGTCTATTACTACCTTTTGCTTTGATTGTGCTTGGAGCATTTGGAGCAAGAAGATTGCTTTTATAGATGATATTTCTAGCAGTATTCTGTATTCGAATGCACATCTTTTCAAGCTCTTTCTTTACTTGCTCTTTTGTCCAACTATTTTTGAAGCATCCATCATATATTCTATTGATAGTATTTGGAAGTAATTTTTTTAACGTATCTTCTATTGTAAGTTGAAGAACAGGTCTAGCAGGCAAATTTCTAAGAGGACTTCCATTTTCATGTATGAACATCAATTCAGCATTGTTGATTCCTACATTCATAGTTGTTCTTTTGTTATCTGCTGCAATAACACCTATTTCTATAGCATAGTCATTGATAGAGTTATATGCTTCTGTCATTTTTTTGACAGCTTCATCTAACATCTTTTCAACATCTATAGACATAGCTATTTTGAAATGACATTATAGTCTTCAATTACTTTGTCAACAGCTAAATCAATAAGCTTTTTAAGAAGAGCATAAGGAATGCCAAGCTTATCACATTCTGCTTTGACTTTTTCTAGAACATACGCTTTCTTTTTGTCGCCACTTCCACTTTCAGGAAACTTCTCTTCAGCTTCTTTAATAGAAACTTTGATAGTGTCCCAAAGCTTTGAGAACCATTTGTTTTTGATTCCCATAACAATGATGTAAATTAGAATTGCAAGAATAGCAACCCCAATTACACAAAGTTGAATGATTTCTAGAACGCTCATTTCATTTTCCTCCTTTCTTCAACTTTATTCAAATAAGATAGTCATAATCTCAAAAACTAAACAAGAGCATTGCTAGTATATGACTATCTCATTGTAAACTTAATTCCTCCTTATTTTTCAAGTTCGTTTATTCTAACTCTTGCTTCTTTTCTTTTAATAAGAACTTCAGCATATTGTTCTTTTAATGAATTAAATAAATCATCATCTTCAATTTTTGCTTCATTAAGTTTAGTAATTACATAATCAGTATCATTTAAATACCTTTTTAATTTCTTTATTTCCCACTCTTTTTGAGTGTTTTTATATTCTTCACTATTCATTACTTCGATATCTTCTACTTCTACTATTTCATTATTAATATATGCTTTTTTATAGCCATAATTGCAACTAGACAATTTTTCTTCCCATTCTTCAAAAGTAAGTTCTATATAAGGCTTATCTTGATTTACTTGCTTATCATAAAAAGGCTTAACATCAATTATTCTTGTTTCAGCATCATAATAAAATTTTTTCTTTTCCATATAATCTCCTTATTTCGTTTGTATTGCTACATAGTGAATTTCCGTAATTTTGTATGAAGTATTAATAAGTGCAGCACTAAAATTAAACCCAGTTGTTGAAACACCTGTTAACTCTATATCTAATTGCCTTGTATCACTTGTATTATTAATAAGTGCTGATAAAATAACGGTTGGTACAGAAGTAAATTGAGAAGCGAATGTGACGCTCATATTTACTTTTTCTGATGCATTAATTGAGACTTTTCCATGACAAACTTGAATTGCATAACTAGATGATTTATATCTTTCAATGTTAATGTGCTTTCCACTTGAATTCGTTATTTTTGCAACTTCAGTTGGAACACTAGCAGTGATAGATAAATTACCACTACCTAAAATAGAATTATTATTAATAGTTTTGATATTAGTTCCACTAACTAAAGTAGATTGTTTTCCACCTAAAGCACTATTAATAACTTTATTTTGAACTGGATTTGTTGAAGTAGAACTTAAAGAAGCATCTACTGAAGGAATAGCATCATCTATTTTACTAACTATCTTACTCCACAATATTGATAAACCATTTTCATCGAGATATTTTGGCATCATTTACTCCTTATTGACAAATAGTATTAATTTCAGTTTCAGTAATAGCAACCATATTATGTGTTGTTAAAATATCATAAGCATTTCCACTACTTTCATAATATACTTGAAATTTGGAAGGTGCTAAAAATTGAACGCCTGTTAAACCAATATAAATACCACTTAATTTATTATCAATGTTATCTTTATATTGCAATGAGGTTACTACATTAGTTGAAGTAATTGTAAAAGTTTTATCAGTATAACTATATGTTTTTTTAACAAAATTATTATTTACATCAGTTGTAGTAGCATAAGTAATTGCAATTACTTTACCATCTCCATCTCTTTTTGCTGCTTCTACTAAGACTTTAGAATTGTTATATTTTAACTCTTTTAAAGTTTCGTTTGCCATAAGCAGTCTCCTTTATTGCAAATTAATTGTAACGTCAAAAGCAGTAATAACAGATGCAATTGTAGTTTCAGTAATAGTAATGCCATTTCCAGCAGTTAACTTAGCTTGTTTTCCTGCAATTTGAGAAGCATATTCATCATAAGTTGATACTTTAGCAGAAGTAATACCTGAATTTGCAGCATCTAATTGAGTTGGAGTAAGTGTAGCTTGTTTACCGTTGATAGCAGTTTCAAATCTTTGTTGCATTGCATAAGCACCACCAGTAGTAAACTTAGTTGTTCCACCTTTTACAGCTGTAGCACTATCTCCAGTATTTACAACATTGCTTAAACCAATATCTTCCTTAGAAATTGTCACATCACTAGTCAAAGCATGTCCATTGACTTTTCTAGAAGTAGGAACATAACCACTTAAGTCAATATCAGTAGTGCCTAAATCAACCCAAGCACTTCCTTCCCAAATCCACATCTCATAAGGAGCAGCATCTCCAACAAGATATGTAATGCCTTCTTCACCAGATTCAGGTTTAGAATCAACAATCTTGTAAGCATTCTTCTTCAATGTTGTGACTAAATTGTCAACTTCAGATTTTGTATAAGTTTGAGATTTAGTATAATAATTTACAAGATTATTGACTGCTACAGTAATAAAATCAGATGTATCTGGAATTTCTGATTTGTAAGCAACATTGTTAGCGTCTAAATAATCTGCTTTAAAGCCTTCGATTGCAACATATTCTGCTGGTGCAGTAGTATTAATGTATTCATTAAATGCAGCAGTAGTCACATAACCTAAACCTGTGATATAAGATTTAGTTGCCCATTTAGCATCAGAAATTTGTAATTCTTGTGTTCCTGAAACAATAAAATCAGTTGAACTTACGCTATTGAATGGTCTTGATGTGACATTTGCCCAATCAACAGCATCTGCAGTACCACCACCAGTTGCACTCAAAATGCCAGACTCAGGATTTATTGATAAGCCAGCGCCAACTTTAATACCACCAAGAGTACTAGCTGACGCAATTGGTAATTCATATTCATTTGGTAATTCATCTTTAGTAGCATAAGTAGTATCAATTACTCGACCTTGAGCATCTCTACGAGCAACTTCAACTACAACTTTACTACCATCATACTTTAATTCTTTTAAAATTGTTTATGCCATAATATTTCTCCTTTATTTTAAATCGATCATTAATGGAGTCCATCTAATTTTAGATAACTCTTCAGTATTGTTGTTAACTTGCTTTGTTATTTTGTCACAATCTGATTGCAACTTTGAAACTGCAGATAAGACCATGACATTTGTCTTTACGCAAGCTCTATCACATTCGCAATCATCAAATGGATAGATTTCATCACATGAATAATTCATTCCATTTTTTTTACCTCCTATTTCAAAGTTGCTTCAAATTTGTTTCATCAACTCAAACTATTTTTGTATTTCATTTTTTAAGTCCTCTTTTCATCATCTTTATAACCAACTCTATGGTCCAATGCTTCAAGTCTAGCTTCATGATTATCAAGTCTAAGTTTGTCAGTTTGAAGCCATCTTGAATGGTCATTGACTTCATTATGCAAAAGTTTAATTTGTTTATCTCTTTCAGATAGATGCTCTTGTATGTTATCGATTTGGTCGCTAAGTCTTTGAATTGTTTTGTTAAGCTTAATAAGAGGTGTTGCTAAACTAATAAACAGTCCGACTAAAACAACTAACGCGCTTACTACAAGCCCTATCATTAAATTACTGTCCATTGTCATCATCTCCTTCAAATGTCATGTTTCCAACAATATTTGCTTCGTAGAACTTTTCTTGAGCTTCTTGATACTCAGAAGAGATATTTTCTTTATTTTGTTCCATCTTAGCACCTCCTATTTAATCTGAGATATCTCTGATTAACTTTGTTTAATTTTAATATATTTATATATAAATATTATTTCTGTTTACCAGAGTTAATCATGTGATATCAAAATTAAACGATAATATAATGAAAGTAATTATTTACTAACTTTTTTAATCAAATCAATCATTTTTAATGCATCTAATGCAGTCATACTTTCTTTCGAATTATTAAATACTTTAGCTTTGTTATCTGCAATAAATACAGAGCCTTGTTGTCTAAATGTAAGTTTTTCTTGTTTTGCAATTGATTTTAATGTATTTATAGCGTCATCCCAATCATCAGTATAGTATGTAGCATCTTCATTTTTCTTACCATTTTTATATGCTTGAATCACATATTCATCATAATCATTCTTCTTTTTAGTAAGTTTATATGTATATTCAGCGTCTTCTACTTTACTATCAACAATATGAGCAATACCAGCTCTACCTTGTTCACATAAAGCAAGATGATTACCTCTGATGTTGGTTTGAGAGTAATTACCATTACCATCATCTTTAATATCACAATCATAACCACAACTTAAATCAGTATGGTCGCCTTGTTCAATTGCATTGATAGCTTCTTGGTCAGTAATAACTAGATTTCCTAAAATGACATCTTCACCTTTGTCAGTTTTACCTTGATGAACATCTCTAACATAACCAATTGCATAATCTTTATAATTACCAACATTGACGTCTTCATCAGGATGGTCGAATGTGATTGGCTTATTTTCAAAAGAAGCAATTGTCTTAGCATTCATGACTTCATCGTAAGGTCTATCGACATTCACTTCTGTATTATCACCATCACAGAATAGTTCATCTTTAGTATATGTTTGCTTACCTGTTCTAGCTAAAATAGCATCAGTGCAGATAAGATATCCTTCAGGAGTTTTGTATTTATGTTCACTAAGTTTTTCTGAAACTAATACTTTCATACTCTATTACTCCTTTATATTATAATTATAATTTATTGACAAAAAGCAGTGTAATCACTGCTACATTCCAAGTTCAATTTGTCCATAGATTGTATTGACTATAAAATAGCAAGTATAGTTGTTTCGTTCTTGCTCACTTTCGAATCCTTCAACGTCAATTACATCAGGATGCTCAAGAATAGTTTGAATAATGTATGCATCAACTATTGCTTTACTTCTAGCTTTATCTGGTAATGGCATTCCTCTATTGTAGTCATACCATAACTCATGTTTAAGAACACTAAGTCGTTGTCTTAATGAATTTGCAACTCCTTCACTTCCAGTAGCATAATTCGCATGTTTGTTAATTTTATCTTGAAAGATAGCTTGATTTTCTCCTGCTTCATTTCGAATAACATCTTTCACGCCAAACCATACTATCATTCCATTGTCTGGATTGATTCTTCTACATTTCATAACAGCATCCTCCTTAAAACCATACTGATACATCCCAGCTATTATTATTGTTAGGCTCTATGATATCATCTGCCCAAATAGCCATGCGATAGATATCAATCTCATTCAATACATAGATTATGCCAACAGACTTCAATGTCAACAAATTAGCTAAATATAAGTCTCTAATATTGTCAGAAGTATTTTCATTTTGACCAAGATACATATAGCAAGTAGCATGTTCATCATCTTCAATAGTCGTAAACATATAAAGAGGAAGACCTATGCCTTCATAGTATTGTCTTGCTTGTTCAAATGTCCCATCATAGTTGTTTTGAATGATTCTTGACTTAATGAAAATGTAATACTCTCTATTATTAAGACGCAATGTCTTATTTACATTTGTATGAGTTGATTGTCGATAATACTGAACATTCAATGTTCTATTGACACCATAAATAGCACCAATCATATCTAAGAAGTTGAAGTCAAAACCATTAATGTCATCATACTTTGCAATAACATTATTGACGTAATCATCTTGTAAGAAATCAAACAACTCGCATATATTTTGCTCATTGTCATCAATTGCTATCATCATATCAAAAATCATTTTGAAATGTTCTTGAATACCATAACTATTCCTCATATAAAGAGGTAGCTTCTTATAATAGTATTGCCATTGCTTGAGTTTATCTATCAACATTGTTGTTAGCCTCCAATAGTAATAGTTACGACACTTAAATCTCCACTTGGAGAAGCAGCATTGTTAGAGTCGTTTATTTCAGCATCATCTGTAGAATAACCAAAATATGTGTCTGGCAATGTATAAGTATCAGACTCAGTAGCTTTATTCCAACTATCTGCATTGTCAATAGTAATAGATGTGACTCTAAATGTTGGTTGGCCTCTAAACTTAGGGTCAGAGTATGTCACGACATTCCATAAATCATTGTTGTAGAATGTAGCTGAAAGTTGAAGCTTATTCATATAATCAACAACATTGCTTATGATTGTGTTTGATGTTGTATCATCTTTACTACCATAGTTTGTTGTGACTTTTAGTTTGATTGTGATTTTTGGCTTGATTGGAGTAGCAACTTTCCAATAGACATTTTGAACGACTTCACTTTCAATAGGTGTTCCTGTCGAAGATTGAAGATATCTAAAAGCATGTCTTTTACCGTATTTTACAGAATCTCCAGAGTCTGTAGTCTTAATGCCAGGAGTAAGCTTTTCATAGATTGAAGAACAAATCAATGAATCTGCAATGCTTACATTAGCTTGTTGTCTTAAAACGACATATATGTCATGTACTGCTATTGATGTCCCATCTAAAGCAGTAATTGTAGCATTACTATCATTGTTGTATATCTTGACATCATCAATACCATTCAAAGTATACAAAGTGCCAATCATAGTTTCAAGAACAGTATTGCCAGTAGCACCTAATGAAGAATTTCGTCTAGCTCTTAATTCTGTATCAGATTCAGCATAACTGCCTAAGTCAGCAGCTAATGATTGATTGATAGTCATTACGACATTGTTTTCAACTAGTCTATCAATCCAGCCTGAGTCAGCTCTTACTGGACCTGCTTTTTCACATGTTACAACAACTGTTTGTGGAACGCCAGGTTCAAATGTAATGCCATCTTGTGTTGAATAAGACCAGATATTACCGTTCTTATCTGCTAAGTTGACTTCTTTTGTAGTCCAAGCATTTGGTGTATTTTCATCTAATGTAAGAATAACAGAACAAGTAGAGTATGTTTCTGCTTTTCTGTAAATGTTAGATAAAGCACAAAGTGCATCTAAATATGGACCAGAAGCTGTTCTTACATCAAGTTGAGCATAGAATTGTTTGAATGACTGAAGAATATTTGAAATCATTAAGCAAAGTGTCTCAACATAGATGCCATCTCCACTAGCAGTAGACAAGTCTATATCTTGACCATAGATTTCTTTGAATCTTTCAGTAATTGCACTTCTTACTTGAGAATAATCTGCTACGAATATTCCATTTTTTGTAAACTGAATGAATTGTTTCCAGTTTATTGACCTATCTTTAAAGCTCATGTTTTGTCCTCCTATCTGCTAAATTTATAGCATAAGCCTACAATTATTCCAAACTTATCTGAATGAAGCTCACTATTTTCATTCAATGTTGATAGAGTTTGATTCTTCCTTGCTTGTTGTAAATTTTGAGAAGAATTTCTATTCAAAAACACAACTAACACTACATCATGTATTGCAAGATTGTCTATTAAGTTAATCCAACTAATAGATGTTTTATCATCTTCTGTTTTAACAGATGGCACTAAGCAGCTATAGCAAGTTATGTTCTTTGACAATTCTCCTTCAATCAAAGGAAATGGCTTTACATTTGCAGTTTGTGTTTGAACATCTATAGTCTGAACTTCAGCTAAAGTAGCAACATTCAGTCCTTTCATAATGTTGTTTCGTAAAGCCATTACAACATCATACAAACCACCTTGTGTGCTTTTTACGCCTTCATATTTTGTATCTCTATTTGATGAATTTGCCATTATCTGTATCCCTCCACACCAGCAAACTGTGAATATAAGCTTCTAGCTTTTGCTAAGATATGAACATTGAAAGAGTCTCCTCTATTTTGTAAGTCATACTCAATTTGAGTAATGAGATATTTGCCATCTTCATCAAGATACATAGAATTGTTGAATTGCTTTGAGTTGTTTGAGTTAGCACTTATGTCGATGATTGAGTTGTCTATGACTATTACGTCCATCGGCATAAAATTGAATGTTGGAAGAATTGTAAGACTCAAACCATCACTATTAAGTTTTGGATAGCCAGAAACCAATGTGATTTTATTGCTATCAAGCGTAATGACTCTATTATTTGTTCTGTATGGACTTATGATAGTAGCATCGTTGCCATACGAACTATCACTATCAACAATGAAGTTGTTGACTGAACTAAACGACTCAAGCCAACTTCCTACTGTTCCTTGAGAAGAAGTAGTATCTCTTATGACTCTATTTTTCAAATCTTCATCTATATTCGCATTAGCAATTCCTGCTCTTCTACAAATAAACTTTAATGCACTATACATGTTGATGCCACTATTCAGACTTAAATTCATTCTTGATTGTCCAAAACTGGCAACCATTTTGCTTCCAGCAAGTATGATGACTGTGTTTGTCGTAACATCTTGCTTTTCATAAGACATGTATATTACTGCACCTTTGAAGATTGTTTGAGCACCTTTACTTCTATAACCAGCTTTGATTTCGATGCCATAGTATTTGCCAATAATGAGTTGAACAAGCTCACTATAAGTAAGATTCGTAATTCTTATAGTAAAGCTATCTTTCATAGCACTAAGATATTTTGTACCCTTTACTTCAATGTTGATGTCATCTTTGCCTTTCTTCCATTCTTGACCAAAAACAATAGAGCTTTTCATAGTATCTGAAGTCAGAATGACTTGCAAATCTCTCATCCATGCTTTCAATATTTTGTTTCCATTTGCTGACATCTACATCACCTCACATCTTCATAGCGTTAATGACGATATCACCAAGTTTGTCATTAAAGTCGTCCATGTTTGTTTGACTAACAAATACACAGAATGATGTCAAATCAGAATTACATTCATCAATAGCTTTTTGTCTTGCTTCATCAGAATCAAAGCTTTGATTTTCAATGCCGAACAAAGCTTTATTGATTAAGTATACCCAGAAACCTCCACCTGTTTGTGTTCTAAACAAATAGTTAGATGAAGTGCATTGGTCAATGCTTGAGAAAGCAGCAGAAGCAACATCATTTACGTCTTTATTTATTGTTTCACCAACATCTGTAATGTTACAAGTCCAAGTGACTTTTCCATTACTTGCTTGAGTATTGTTCTTTTTGAAAGAAAAGATGTAGTAGCTATTGTCAATATAGAGCATACATTCTTGTTCTTCATTAGAGCCAATACCATAGACTTGCATTACATCTTCAAGATATTCAAGTTGTTGATGTATGCTACCAAAGTAATTCGTAAATCTTACACATTCTTGTTGAGCTTGTCTGTCATCTTCATAATGTTTGAATGTTTGAATGCCATATTCTCTTTCTGCATTTGCTCTTTGCAAAGATTTGACGAGTGCCCAAATAGCACCAGCAATAAATCCAACAACTGCTAAAACACCAGCAGCAATCCAACCAGCAACAGGTATTGCAGCCAAACTACCAAAGATTACAGCTAAAGTAGCAACAGCAGCAACACCTGCTACAGTTGCACCAACTAATCCACCTACTATAGAATCTCCTGCAGCTTGACCAAGTGTATTAACCCAATAAACGACATCATCAAGAAAAGCATCTTCAATAAGACCTAAGTCATAAAGTTGTTGAATGACGATCTTATCGATAGCATCCCAATCAAGTAAAGTATCAGTAAAGTCTAATGTAGAAGCATCAGTAATAGCAGGAAGATTTTCATCTGTATAGTCAATCTCAATGTCATCAAGATTGATAGTCAAAGCTTCAGTAAAAGTAAAACTAAAAGTAATGTCTGCTTGACCTTGAGTCCATTGAATGTTTGTAAGAGCCATGTTGCTTCTTGCTTTGAATCTTTGCTTAGAAGTAGAGCTACTACCTCTTTCCATAGTAACGATGTTGCACATTACGCCTTCATCTTTGATTCTTTCAAAGAAAGTCTGAATGTTTGTAAGTCTGTCATCATTACCACTATATGCTGTTGGCTTATTGCCATACAACGAAAACTTACCATTAATAGTAATAGTAGTAGGTTGTCTAATCATGTGGTCTGCTATCGTATCTCCACTTACAATAGGATAAGATGTAATTGCAGATGAAGCATTCACAGAATGATTATCTACCATATCAAATTCAACTGGCTCATTCAATCTATCAACATTAGCAAGCTCTTCATTTGTCATTTCAGAGTTCTTTTCAAAATGAGGTGTTAAGACAAGTCTAAATCCACCAGAAGCAGTGTTTTGATTTCTTAGATTTTGTCTTTGCAATGTTATGTATCGTTCTCTTGTCATTGGCATAATTCTCACCTCCTATTTCAAAGCTTCAATAACTTGTTGATATGTCATTTGTCCAGTATTTGCTAACCAAGATTGGTCTTGTTGTCCAACGCCATTAAATGTATTGTTGACATTAACGTTAGATGTATTGTTTGTAGTATTATTGTTAGTTAATGTTGAAGATGAAACTCCAAGAATGTCAGCAGTAGCTTGTTTCTTTTCTTGTTCACTTCTTTCTCTAGGACCACTAAACAATCTAAAGATGTCATCAACTACATTTAAGATTGCACCTAAGAAATTCATCAATCCTTCAAGTATTGTCATGATTGTGTCTTTGTTTTCCATAAAGAAATCAATCAATGATTTTTGCAACTCTTGTTTGAATTTGTTATACTCAACTTTGAATTCTTGGAATGCTCGAGCAACTTCTAAGTCTTCTTCATATTGTTTAGCATTTATTTCAGCAATTTCTTGCATATACTCAAGTTGTTCTTGATTCATAAAAGGCATAGCTTCTATGAAGTCATCCATATTGCCAAAGCCTTGAGTTTCTAATGCTTTGCTCATTCCATAAGCATCTGCACCTTGAAGACCAGTTTGCATATACATGTCAACTACATCTTGATTGAAGACTTTAGAATTTTGCAAATCCCAAGTAGCCATTTCTTGCATAGCTTCAACAGCATCATTAACAAAATTGATAATAGCTTCTTTTGCTTTTGAAGCAAAATCAGCAATCTTGTTTTGCATATTGCCAAAAGCTTTTTTGCCGGCAGCATTCATATCTGATGATTGCTCTCTCCACTCATCAAAGCCTTCTTTGAAACCACCGAAGAAACTTCCATTTCCATCATCTGATTCTCCATCTTCATCACTAGAATCAGACTTTTGTAAATCTGCTAATTTTTTCTTTAATTCATCAAGACTTTCATTATCTTTATCGAACATTTCAATTTCAGCAATTTCTTTCTTAAGAACTTCAATTTTAGTAAGATTTTCTTGCTGTTCTTGATATGCTTGACAAACTCTTTCTAAATCTTCTCCTTGAATCAATCCTTGCTTGACAATTTCAAGATTGTTGAAGTCTGCTTTAATCTTATCTGTAGCTTGTTTGAATGCATTATCATCAATCCACTTTATTTCTTTAGCAGATTGCTTGATGTTGTCAATCCACTCTTCAACTTGTCCTGTACTCTTTCTATCAAAAAGAGTCCTAAGATTTAAAGTCAATGTTTTAACATAACTGTCAGTCATTTACTTAGTCCTCCTTTCTTCTAACAACATTTGTTTGTTGTGCATGTTCACCATACACATTTCATATAAGTCGATTACTTCTTCAATTGTGTAGTCATCTCTCAATTCCTTCAATGTTGCGTATTTGTTTGACACTAAAGTATAAATGATGTAGTTTGACCTCTTGGCATAAGTGAGAGAAGAGGTATCAAATCCAGAGGACTCCACATAATTCTCACTTTCTATCCTCTGGATTTCTGAAAAACTGGCTTTACAACTTCATTCAAGAAGACTACTGCAATTTCCATCATAGCATCAAGCTCTTTTTCAAAGCCAACAGGAAAGTAGACATCTCTTTTGTTAGCTTTAACTTGAGTCCATGTTCCAGCAATATTGATTTCTGTATTTTCAAGAATGAAAGAGTAAAGCTTTTCTGTTTTGTCCATGTCATCAAAATCTATGCTTGTTTGAAGAGCTAGCATTTTGACTGGACTAATATCTTTGAATCTAAATTGTGTTTCAGGTTTAGATTTGATTGTGAATTCTTTCATCGTTATTCCTCCTTAGCGAATTTGATAGAGTTTAATAATTCGAATGAAATCATAGCTAACATTAGCTGAGATACTACCACCAAACGTAACTGCTTGACCTTGAACAATTGTTGTTTTTTTGGATTTCATACCAAACACAAGAGTATTTATGAAAGCAGTAGAAGAACCACTTCCAGTTTGATTCGTTATGAAATTTCCAGACATCATTCCTTTGATGAAGCCATTACTGAATTCTGCTAATCCTGATAAAAAGATATCTCCACTTTCAACGCCAATTTCTACAAAAGCTAAAAAATAAGATGTATCTGATATTGCAGGTATTTCATAATTGCCAGTAGATGTTTTTATTAACTGATGCGTTCCTGCAGATCTAAACATATCGACTTGAACAGGTTTACCATTTGAAAAATATACAGGTCTTTGTAGTCCACCGGCATTTAATAAAGTACCAGTATCAGTGACCATAGACTTAGCATTTGCAAGAGTAGTAGACGTTTTAATCTCAATATTGCTACTTCCATCAAAGTTAGCATTACCAACAACATCTCCTGTCAAAGCAATATTTCTAGGAGTTTGAAGTTTTGTAGCAGTACCTGCATTTCCTGTAATTGATTTAGACAAAGAAGAACCAGTAGTTTGAGGTTTTCCGTTTGCATCAATATAGACAGGATTTGTGCTACTACCAATATTCTTTGAATCTAAAGCTGCAGCATGATTTACATCAACTGTTATAGTCGCATTTACACTTCCATCAAAAGAAGCACTTCCTGTAGCATCTCCTACTATTGAAATTGTTCTAGGAGTTTGAAGCTTGATTGCTTCATCTGCAGTACCAGCAGTATCTGCTTTTCCACTTATATCATTTGCAATCTTTTGATTGACTTCAACAGGCTTTCCTTCATTATTGAAATAGACAGGATGAGTAGCGTTACCTACATTTATTGAGTCTAATGCAGCACTTTTCTTTACATCAATAGGAATTGTGACGTTAGCCGTTCCATCAAAAGATTGAGCAGTGCCAGTAGCATCACCACTAATGTTAAGAGTTCTTGCATTTTGCAATTTAGTAGCACTAGCTGCATTACCACTACAAGCATTTGCATTAGCAACATTGTTGACAGTCTTGCTAAAGCTTTGGTCTCCAATACTAAATTTGACATTAGCATTGTTTCCACTATCATTGTTAGTAATAGCATCAACATTTGTTGCTTCATCTGCATGTATTGTATTGTTGACTTTAGTCTTTGTGATTAAGTCAGTTAAGCCTTTTTGAATGTAGTTTTGCCAGTCTTGAGCAGTAGAATTTGCTTTGATTTCACCTTGAGCAGCAGCTTGTCTATATAGTCCATCTACAATTCCTCTTAAAGATTCAATCATCATTTTCATGTAAGTGTTCATTTGAGAAGAACGAATAGTCGTATTTGGAACAAAACCAGTTTCTTCGAGTTCAGATGATTTGTCTATGATTTCTTCATCAAAAGTATTGTCTTGAGGTTTTGTAGCAAACTCAGGAAGTTTGTTTGTTGTAGTAGTTGCCATTTAAAGCACCTCCTATTCTGCAATATCATCTAATTTGATGTCTGTGACTTTCTTTGTCGTTTTGTTAACTTTAGCAAGTTCGTCTTTCAAATCTTTAGCTTTTTCTTCCATTTTGACGTCATTAGGATTGTCAGTCTCTTCACCAATTGTGAGAATGCTATCTTTAACTAAAGCTTTGACTGTAACCCATTCTGTGATAAGCTTAGGATAGATATGTCTTCCAGCTTTAATCATGATTCTGAGTTTTGGCCATATTGGATTGACTTTAAGTCTATCAGGAATATGAGCGTCAGGATTTGTCACATCTTCGTTTTGCAAACCAGCAGTGACAACAATGCTTGTGTTAGATTGAATGTAGATATAGTCTTTCATCTTGTTTTCCTCCTTTTGTTTCATTCATCATTTTCTATTATGTCAACGATATAAACTCTATACCCTTGACCTCTAAATAAGTTAAATCGATGGTCTGGTCTTTTCAATGCTCTATACATATTGACTTGAATTCGATTCATGTTCTTTCTATTGACCTCCCATCCAAGTGCCTCACACATTTCTGTGAGATTGTTAAACAAGTATTTTAGAGTTTCATCATCTCTATCATATATTGCTATGATGTATTTCTTTTTGTAAAGTCTTTCATCTTCATCGTTCACTTTATTTTGATACCTCCAAAATCTTCTTGTTTGTCATTACCTAAGTCGATGTCTTCCATCTCTTCTTTGATGTTGTCATCTAATTCAGAGATATCTTCATCAGTCATTCCTAAATCAATGATTCCCTTTTCAGCATAGTTCTTCATAGCAGTAGCATATTGTTTTGGAGTAAGAACACCATCATTAAGCATTCCAGACAATAATGTTTGGAAGTCTTTCATGCCTTCAATTCTATCTTTGTCTTGCTTTCCTTTAATGAGGCTTCCAAATTCAAATGAGACTTGCTCATCAATATTCTTCCATTTGTAGATAACTGAAAGCAACTTTTGCATTACGACTCTAAAGTAATTTTCATTCAAATTGTTGATAGTCTCATCATATCTTTCAAGAGCATCTGAGTCAGAACCAAAGCCTTTTTCTAATGGTCCATACAAAACACCAGACATTTCAAGTGCTGCACTAATCAACAACATGTTTTGCTCTAGCAAATCTGAGAGTCCACCAAGTCCACTAAAGCCATGTTCTTGATACTCATCATCTTTATCTAAGAAAGTCAAGCTATTGTAGTTTCTAGCCCAATTGACCATCTCAAGACGTTTTTGGATTTGTTGTTCATTTTCTTTGTCAGCACCTAAGAAAATTCCTCTCATACCAGGCATCTTAATGACTTCAATTAATGATTTGTTGATAAGAGATGTAATGCTAGCTTTGAGTTGGTCATCTCTAGCTAATTCATTGATGATGTGGCAGCCTTCAGCATAGCCCCAACCCATAAGAGCACCATTCTTAAGAAGCCTTGGAGCAGTTCTTCCTTCAAATCTTAATATAAAATCGTGATGCACAGTTACGTTATGTCCGTCTGCAAATGTGATTTCATAAGAATAAGGTTTACCGTAGTCTGTTGTGTTCTTCATATCTGTGACTGTCTTAGTAGAAGGAGCACAACCATACCATCTATCAGTAACGTATAATGACATTACTTTAGCTTTTCTCAACTTAAGAATGTCGAGTGGCTTTCCATAGTCAGCATCTTCCATATTGTCAAACATCATAACTGCTGCAGAACCACCAAACAATCGACCCCATTGAATAAGCTCTATCAAAGACTTACGTTGCTTTTTGACAAGATTCAAGACATCATCTACATTTTCATTATCTAAGTCTAATGTGATTCCACTTCTTACCATGTCTTGAGCAGGCTTATCAATAGCTCTTCTAAAAACCCATGAATCATTATAGAGAGCCATCCACAATGGCCAATTCCAAGTATCATTCTCAAAACCATAAGTTGTGAAAGACTTTATTTTGTCGTCTGTTCCAGTTCCTGTGATTTTGTTGCCATAAGCATCATTCAAAGTCTTTCTAGCAGGAATGCTATCTTCTAAATCTTTTACGACTTTTTCTTGAGTACTTGCAACAGAATCAAACAAGTCTGGAGTTTGTTTGTCTTTGAATCCAAGCAAAGCTTTGATAGTCTCAATGTTGTTAACTAAACCACTATTAGTTGAAACTTTAGCTTTGATATCATCCATTGAATCTACCTCCAAGCTTTATAATATAAATATAATATCTTTATTATATTTATATTATAAATTATTTAAAACAAAATGTAAATACTTTAATGTCTTCGTTTACTTTCATTACATCAGTTTTGAAACATCAAATTGATAACTTTACTTACTTTCATACAAGCCATTATTAAGTTATTAAGTCAGAAGTTAAATTATTTTTATTATTATTATTTATTATCATATTTTTAACATATTTAATAATAATTTTTTTATTATTAAATATATCTTAATACTTAATAATAGCTATAAAACTGATATATACGTGGGGTCTCTGGAGACTATTAAGTCGATTATTAAGTCATTATTAAGTCCCTATTAACTTAATACTTTTTTTGAGTCAATTATTAAAGCAATTATTAAGCTTAATAATGACTTAATACAGACTTAATAGGAACTTAATAATTTTGTAAAGTATCATTCTGCTTACTTTCATTACAAAAAAAAATTTTTTTAATATTTCATCATTTTCTTTATAGAGTCTTGCATTCTTTGACATTGACTAAAAATCTTAAAAAAAATATAAAAAAAGTATTTACTTTCATTTAAAAATGTTATACAATAATAATAGGAATAATAAAATTATTCCTAATTCAAAAAGTCATAAGGAGAATTACAATGAGAAACACAAACATCATGAACAACACTAATCAATCTTTGTCAATCTATGCTATTGTATTGAGAGTTTGTAACGATACTACTTTTGAACAAAAACTTGAATGGCCTAAGAACACTACTATAGAATATGTGCTTCACAAATATCAAAGAGATTGTCTTGGAAGTACAAGAGTCTATAAGATAATTGATTTCTACGTTCAATCATTTGAAAAAGATGAAGAAAATTAAAAATAACTATTTACTTTCAATTACAGATGTTATACAATAATAATATATAAATAATAAGGAGAAAACAAAAATGAGAGAAAACAACTTAAAACAAGACATTCTAGATTATACAGAATGGTGCAAACAACATCAATTAAGAGCATGCGAATATTCTAACTTCAAATATTACATGACACACGTATATGCATGTAATAATATAAAATAAGGAATACACGTATGAAGAAAGCAAGTCAAGAAATATACGACAATCTTACAAATGCAGAATTAGTTGAAATTACTGCAAATTGTCTAAAAGCTATCCAACAACGTCCTAATTTGTTAGATTATCTTACTGAACAAACTTACAATCCGGAAGAAGATATATATGACTGTGACTATTCTTGCAATCCTTTTGATGCATTCATTGAAGATTTTAAGAAATATCTCAAGTCAAACGAATACAAAATAGCTGAGAACAAGGAGAAGAAATGGTAAAGTTATTGTAGAAAAGGAAAAAGAAAATGGAAACGATTGAATTTGCTACAACTCTAGAAATTAAAAACTATCCACAAAACGATAGATACATAGTAATGAAAGTAGAAGATGGGCTCTACTATTGCTACAACTTTATAACTGAAGAGTGCGAATGGTTAGAGCCTGATTATATAAATGAAAAATATGCAAATAATGAACTAATAATAAATAAGGAGAATGTATTTAAGGAGATAGAAAAATGAAAAGAAAAATGACTAGTAAAGAAGCATTAGAAAAGTTATCTTATATTCCAATATTTGAAGATGATGACCGTAATATAATTAGTAATGTATATTGTTGTGCGTATATAGGTGATTTATGTGAAGTATACGAACGTGAAGTTAATATTATTAAGAAAGATTTAGACAGATTAGAAAAATTAGAAAAAGAAAATCAAGAATTAAAAGAACAAGTTAATCATTTTAAAAAGTTATTGAAGCTATGAAAAATCCATCTAAATTGGATTGCACACATATGTTTGATAATTGCAAAGAATTAACACCATTAACTGATATGAAGGAGAAAAAATGATGATGAAAGACAACAAAATACATTGCTGCTTATGTGGCAAAGAAATTGATGAAAGAGAAAGCAACAATGCTTCTCCTTTCAAAGGAAGATGCTGCAATGAATGCAATATCAAGAAAGTCATTCCTACAAGATATGCTCTTTCTTTAAAATATGCTTTGCTTTTCAAAGCTCCTACAACTTATTCAAATGGAGGAATTGATTTTATAACTCATCCAGAAAATCTTGAGTTGTATGATTTGCAAGAAAAAGTCAATGGCTACATTGAAATGATAGATTTATGTAATGACTATGTCTTAATTATTAATGAAAACGGACGTCTATATGACCTTCCAACAAATATTGCTTGGTCTAAAATGGAAATGTCAGACTTATGTGTTCCATTAGTTGGAAACGTTATTCTTATGAGAAAGGAGCAACTCAAATGAAACTTAAGATGACTATTCTTTCAAAATACTCTAACTTTGTTAAACCTAAACGTGCTCATTGGTTTGATGCAGGACTTGATTGTTGGGCTGCTACTATCAAGACTGTCAAGCCTGGAGAAACTGCAAAAATTCCACTTGGCTTTAGTTTAGAAATTCCGCATGGTAATGTCGTTCTTCTTACTCCTCGTTCTTCATTAAATGCAAAAGGAGTTGAAGTAAAACTTGGAACGATTGATGCCGACTATACTGGAGAAATTTCTGCAGTCATTCATAATGAGTCTAACATTCCGTTTGAAATTGATTTCAATACTAAAATATGTCAATTAATTATGCTTCCAATTCATGAGATAGAGCCTGTCATTTCTGAAGAATATGACAAATATGACAATCGTGATTCATGTGGATTTGGAAGTACAGATAAAAGAAAGGAATAAACATGATTATGTTGCACAAAAAGATTGATGACAAAATGAGAATTGTCCTTGGTTCAGATTGCATGAGAATTCTTCAATGCAAGCCTGGAGATGAAATTGACATTAAGATGCTTTATGAAGATGAGTCATGTCATACATTGATATTGACTAAAGTCAAGAAAGACATTTTTGACAAAGACTATTTGTCTGATGATAGCAAATAAAAGAAACTGTTTACTTTCATTCAAAAATATTATATAATAATTATATAAGGAAAGGAGAAATAAGATGACAAAAAACATGAAAGAGCTTACTGAAAAGATTGATACTGCTGCTTATCTTAAGCTTTCTTTGTCAGATTGGCGTCCAATTCTTGCAAACGAATGTCAAGTATATGTTTTCAATGAAGCATATCTTGGTAAAAGATTTGACCAAATCAACTACAAGTTCGTTGGTAAGAATGAAGCAAAAGAAATCTTGATTGATAATCTTTATGCTCTTCTTCGTTTCAAGTATTTTCCAAAACAAACTGAAGAAGTAGATACAAGAATCAAAGATATTGTTGCTTCATTTTCTGCAAACTTGAAAACAACATTGAAGAAAGTCTCATTTGATTTAGATAGTGATTCAGAGCATGTCAATTTGCTTCCAAACTCTTGTATAGCTTTTAGAAATGGAGTATATGACTTCTATCAAGCAAAATGGCTTTTCAAATATGACGTCATTGATTTGCCTCAATTATCTAATAAGATATATATGTATGATGACAAATACGTCATTCTGTGGTATGTCAACATTGACTTTGAGCCTTTAGACTTGTCTATTCAAGAAACTTCATTAGAAGACTTCATATCATTTATGAAGAAATTCACTGAAACAAATCGAAACTATTGCTTTGAATTGATGTATAATATGTCGCATACTTATGATGACATCTTTTCATTAGATATGTTTAAACATTTATGTCAGATTCTTGGTTATACAATACTTCAAGCATTTTCTCAAAACTTTGTGTTATTTGTTGGTAGTGGACAAAATGGTAAAAACTCATTGTTTGATGGATGCTTTACTGGAAGAGTCGTTCCAAGACCTGCTGCAAATGATTTAGATGCAATAGAACAAGACAGATTCATTACTGGTTCGTTAGAAAACAAAGCTCACAACATCTTTTTAGAATCTAGTGCAAAAACATACACTGAATCTAAGATGCTGAAAGCTATAACTGGTTCTATGTATCAAACTATTGAGCAAAAAGGAGTAGACAAATACTCAGGCTTGATAAATTGCAAATTCATTTTTGCAGCAAATGACCAAGAAAAGATTAAGTTTGCAGATACAACAGTTGGTTTCAAAAGACGTATCAATGTCTTTGAAGTATGGTATAAATGGGATTCTGCTGGACGTTATCTTAAGAAAGGTGACTATTACAATACTAAGTTTTCAGATACATTAGATGAGATAAAGAATGACATTCTCAATACGATAATTTTTATCTATTTTGGAATGTATGGATTGAAAGAGGCAACAAATGACTTCAGTAAAAACTTTGAATTCTCATTCAATGACTGGAAGCTTTCTTATTCTGATGTCGATTTAGATTTAAAAGACAAACTTGATAGAATAGACTTAGCAAACATCGTTTCGTATATGAAATCATCGAATAGTCATTACGAAGAATGTAAAGCTTTGTTCTATGATATCTATAAGAAACGTCTTTATCAATCTAAGACAATGGAGAATCTAGGTTACTATTCTTATGATGATATGATTAAGATGCTTTCTGATTCAGAAGCATTCACAAACTATTTCGCAGAAAATGACATCTTCATAAATGTCAGATTATTACAAAAGTTTGTTGGAGACTTAACTTCTCCTGCACAATTCACTCAATCATTGAAGAAGCTTTATAACATAAACATTCTTCCATCATTTTACATGAATCAGCCATACATCAAAGCAACATTTGTTGGAACAAAGTTAAGAATAAGGAGATAAGATTATGATAAAACATTATTATGCAGAAACTAAAAAGAACGTTGAATATGTCATTGATTTATGCGCATGCTCTTCATATTTGAGTTTGAAGAGATACTTGCTTAATGATGAAGATGTTCCTTCTTCTGAGTTATGGGTTGGAACATACTTAGACGCAAAGACTTGCGTAGAAAAAGCAAAAATTGACTTCGACAATTCTTTCAATAAAGAAGAATATCAAATGACAGTTAAATGCCATTGTTGGAAGCAAATTCCAGCTTCGAAGAGAAATGTCAATGAAGAAGAGTTAGACTATGCAGAGTAAAAAAGAAAAAAAGAAACTTCTTGAAGAAAAAGGCATTCATCAAATTGTCAAAGAAAATGAAGAGCAAACTCTTGCATTGCAAACAGAGCTTAATGAAAATCCTGAATATTCATTAGTTGTAGACCCTACTGACAAATATTCTATGTCTGAAACTCAAAAAGCTTTCATCAAGAATTATGTTAACTTCAAATCGATTCCTATGGCTGCAGAATTGACTGGAATCGATTTAGACACAGCTAAGTCATACTTTGTTGCTTGGTCTAGTCAACAAGAAATCAGACGAATCAACAAAGCTATGTATCAACGTCAATTTTCACATAAGCTTCTTACTATTGATGAATTAGGTGGCTATCTTTCTTCACTCATTACAGACGAAGATGTGCCTTTAGCCGATAGAGTAAAGACTATGGACAAAGTAAGAATTGCTCAAATGCTTATTGATTTGCAACTTTACAAAAATCAAGCAATCAACAATCCTACAGAATTAATGAACATTGATTTAGAAGGAGAAATCAAAGAATTGTCTGTACAATCTATTAAGATGCTTCTATATCAAAAGAAAAGCAAAAAAGAGAACAAGAAAGACGTTATTGACGTTTCTGTAGATGATTTGCTTCCTGAGGAAGAAGCGTTCTTAAAGACATTGCCAGCAGATGAATTACTAAAACTTATAGATGAAACAAGCAAAGGAGGAAATGACAATGGACAAAAATAAGTATTATGAAAAACGAACTAAAATAGGAAATGCAATGTATAGTTTCTTGCAAAAATCAACGAAAGCACTAATCAAATATCGTTGGCTTTATTGGCTTCTTAACTTTACATGGGGCATACTAACTACATTATGTGGATTGATTATATCGTTAGTTATGCTTTGTATTGGAAAGAAGCCTAAAAGATGGTGTAGCATCTGGTATTTCCAGATATGCGACAATTGGGGAGGCTTAGAAATGGGAACAATGTTCTTAAGAGACAACTCAAACTATATTATTTCTACAAACAATCATGAATATGGTCATACATTCCAAAATGCGATTCTAGGACCATTCTTCATATTCATTGTTGCTATTCCTTCTGCTATAAGATACTGGTATAGAAAGTTTAGCAAAAAGACTCAACCTGACTATGATACTATTTGGTTTGAAGGAAGTGCTACTGATATTGGCAATGACGTATATTCATTTGACATTCAAAAGGAGGAAAACTAATATGAGATACTTGAACGACCAAATCAAACAACTCTACAACATCGCAGACTATGACTATCAAGCATGGTGCATAAAGAACAAAAAGCCAATGACATACAAATCATCTATGCAATCATTCTTATATAAAGTAAGAACAAATAGACTTGTAAGAGACCAATATGGTCGATTGATTGTCAAAAAGCCAAGAAACAAGAAAGGAGCAAAACGATGATATATTATGAATTGACTATCTTCATCTATGGAAAGAAGAAAGCTTTATGCACTGCATTATTTGAGACAAAGCATTCATTAGATGCATTTGTTGATAGCTTATCTTCTGACTCAGAAATAATCAAACTTGGAGAAGTGATATTCAAAAGAAAGGACTTTCATTATGCAGAAATCAAAGAAAAGACTATTCGACACAAATAATTCGATTGCTCATACTTCTGAAAATGCTTTGAGAGAATGGCAAGATGAAGATTACGAAGATTGGTGCGAATATATACAAAAATTCTATGAAGAGATGGAAAAAATTGATAGAGATAATGAAATTGCTCAACGACAAAAGTCAAGACCAACATGGGATGACATGTATATGGAAATAGCTGAAGTAGTTAGCAAACGTTCTAAAGACTCACATACAAAAGTTGGAGCAGTAATAGTCAAAGACAATCATATTCTTGGTATTGGCTATAATGCTGAACCTAGAGGTTTTAGTTATGACTTTGACTGGAATTCTACTGAAAAGTACGACTATGTCATTCATGCAGAATTGAATGCGATTGCTAATTCTACTTTCTTTGGCAACTCAATTGTTGGTTCGACTATCTATCTTACGTTGAGTCCATGTCATGAATGCATGAAATTACTCATTCAATATGGCATTGAGACTATCTACTACAAAGACAAATACAAAGATTTTGAATTGTCTGAAAAAATGGCAAAATATAGTAAAATTAAGCTTATTCAATATAACTCAAATTAAATCTGATATATCTAGAAGTCATTCTGGTAAACAAAGAAATCTTATTTTATTAAATATAT